CGGGTTCAAGCTGACCGCCTTCAAGGAGCCCAACGGGCCGGCCTTCATCATCTACCAGCCATACCGGTCGGATAACGGGCAGGAGAAGATCATGCCGGAGAGCCACGACAAGATGGTGGAAATGCTCAATGCCGCTTGATGAGTCCGTCGCCCTGCACATTTCCTGGCGTCAGGCCATGCGGATAGCTTGGCGCGAGCAGCCGATCATGACCTTCCTCACCACCAAGGGCAATGATATTGTGGCGATCGGCGGCTGGGCAAAGCCTGACAACAGACCGATCAATGACAACATTCGTTCGGCATGACCGCTGCACCCACGATAATCTACGTTCCGATCCCCCTTGAGGGGAATCGCGTCGCACAGGTGCAAATGCCTGACGACTTAACCAAGGATGAAGCCGAGAAAATTGCTCGCGTTGTCGTGGCGATGGCTTCAGAGTTCTGCATTCGAGACGGAGGAGGCGAGGATGTTTGATGACAACCTGTGGAGCGGAAGCAGTATGCAGCAAGAGCTGCTAAGGTGCGAGGTTGTGGCAGAAGACAAGGTGACAAGCGCCGGTGCTGGACACTGGTACTATCTCAAAGTCGGCTACAAACTGATCCCGCTGGGCTTCAATAAGAATTTCGCGGACCTGTTCCAATTTTCTGTGCAGCGGAATGCAAGAGCATTCGAAACTCCGCCGCCAGCAGCCTCCGCGCCTATGGAGGGTGACAGTGGTGAATGAAGCGAAGGCGGCAACGCCATCAGAGTTAGCCGAATATCGGCGCAAGTGCTGGGCTATTGGCTGCAACAAAACAGCCAGACTGGAATGGTGTGGGTGGCGCTACTGCCTTCCGCATTTCTGGACATTTGTCTTGCGCGGACAAAGCTCCTGGAAACATCGCTGGTCAAAACTGCGATGGACAGAAATCGCACGCCACCGTCGTTAAGCAGCACAGATTTGGAGGGAAAACGCGGTGAGTGACCCAGAGAAAAAGGTCGAAGAAGCGTCCAGATACCTCGAAACCGGAGGTCTGGGAGAAGTGCTGGGGCTGGCATCAATGTCAATGTCAATGGGCCATCCGAAGGTACAGATGGATACCGATATGGCAATCGCCCTGTGCCTGCTCGCCGACGAGACGCTGAAGCGTCGCAAGAGTCATTAAGCAGCACAGATTTGGAGGGAAACCGTGGAGAATGAAATCGACGAGATCGACGAATACGTCTTTGAGGATGACGAATCCGAGTGCGGCCGATGGGATCAGAACGCACCGGGCGGGCTATCGCATCAATGCCGCCTCGCGGGAACGGAGTGGTGCGATTGGGAATGCCCGATCGGCCTGAGCCGTCGTTAAGCAGGAGCGCGCAGCGTCGCGCCGCGGCCATCAACAGGGCCTTGGTCTGAGGAAGTCGCTGAAATGGCACTGGAATCCAAATGTTGTCCCCGCTGTTGCCAACAGGAGGTGACAACAAAATAAGATAAGAATCTTAAAGGTTTGTTGTAGTGGGGCGGTGGATACCGGTAACTATGGGGATAACTCGTTAACACGGATCGTATCGGCGACCTCATCACTCGCAAAGAAACGCGGTGGATGACGCCAGATTTGAGTGATTTTAGTCTCAATTTTGAGTATGATTCGCCACTCTCACCACCACCCTCAAGCCCAGGAGGCTACCCCACTCATGTCCGAGCATGTTCTCAAGAATTTTGTTGACGTGCTGGAGGCGAACGAGCGTCGCCTTGGCACCATCAATGAAGCCACCGAAACGCTGCACACCCTCATGAAGGCCGTGCGTGCGTCCGGCAAGAAGGGCTCCCTCACCATCAAGATCGAGGTGGCCTGCGACAAGAACGACGAACTGGCGCTCACCATGTCCGCCGACGTGAAGTCGAGCGTGCCGACGCCGGATCGCAAGAAGGCGCTGATCTACCACAACGCCGACGATCAGTCCTTCTCCAAGACCGACCCGCGCCAGCTTGAACTGCTGGCCGAGCAGGAGGCCGAGCGCGCCGAGCGCGAAGCCACCTTGCGCGAGAGCGGCGTTGCCCAGATCGGCCGCGGCCCGGTTGCCGCGACCGCTTAACGAGGTGTGGGTAGCGACCTTATCGGAGCAATCCGATACTACCCAAAACCGCAACGCGCATCGGTCGCTCACTGCGCAATAAACGGCGTGCCCGTGAAGATCGGGGGCTGGTGACGGAATGGAAACCCAGCACACCAAATTCACCACCATTGAACAGGAGCTTTTATGAACCCCGATCCAAAGTCGGACGCCGTTGTAGTCCGCGAACTGACCAAGCAGGCCGAGGAGAGTTGTCCGGTCACCGTTGTCGAGGACGGCGAACGCAAGTGGCTGATCCGCCGCAACGACTTCGCTGCCCAGGAGATTTCGCTGCCGAATGCGGTGCCCGTGCTGATGCCGAAACTGGCGACTGCTCGCGCCTCGATCGATACCGCCGCCTCACTGATCGACTACATGAACCGCTTCAAGAACCCCAATTCGGTGCTGTTTGCGGACGCCGATCGTAACATCGTCCACGGCATCATCGACTACCACAAGGAGTCCGGCGGCTCCGACGTGTCGGCTCGCCTCTGTGCTCACCATGCCGTGCTGGAGCTTTCGGAGTCCGAGGAATGGGCGACGTGGACGACGGGCGACGAGCGCCTGATGAAGCACGTCGATTTCGCAACCTTCCTCGAAGAAAACCAGTGGGATGTGTCCAAGCCGTCGGGCGCTGATCTCTTGGAAATCTGCCGCGACTTGCAGGTGAAGGGCGATATGAGCTTCGGCTCCTCGATCCGCATGGGCGACACCGTGCAGATCAACTACCAGAAGGAGGACGACGTTTCGACCAAAAACCAGATGGCGCTGCCGGCGCAATTCGAGATCACGATCCCCGTGTATTTCGGCGAGCCGGCTGTCCGCATCCTCTGCTTCATGCGCCGCAACGTCAGCGATGGCAGGCTGTCGCTTGGCTACAAGATGAGCCAGCGCGCCCTGACCGAGCGCCGTGAGTTCGCCCGCATTGTCGGCGAGATCGCGACTGCCACCGGTCTGACCACCGTGTTCGGACGCGCTTCGGACTGATCCGTTCGCCACAGGACCGATAGCGCTGGGGAGGGTGGCCGCTACCATCCTCCCCCCACACACAGGAGGGAAATTTATGTCGATGGCAAAATTGAACCAGTACCGCATCAGCGTCCCGATCTTCTTGCAGGAGACACGGCGCCTGGGGCCTGCCGTCGTCGGCTCCTACATCCGCCTGCTGCTGGACTATTTCGAGCAGGGCAAGGCTCCGCCCGATGACGACGCGGTGCTCGCGCGCATTGTCGGGGCCGATCCGTCGTTCTGGGCCGAAATCCGCCCGCGCATCGAGCATCTGTTCGAGATCAGCGCCGCCGGCTGGGTCCATGCTCACACCGAGGAGCAGATCGAGGCCGCCGCCAAGCGGATGAAGAAGTCGGCGAAGGCCGCCGCGGTCGCCGCCGTGGTGACCGGAAAACCGATGCCCCCTATGCCCCCTATGCTAATCCCGACCAAGACGGTCACACGGGAGGAGCTTGCGAAGGAGTACCCGAAGGCTCCTGCCGCGATGACCGACGAGCAGGTCGATCGCATGATCCACGAGCAGGAGGACGAGGACGACGAGGAGGAGATCGAGGAGATCGAGCCGCCCGTCACCCCGCCCGTCGGCATCGTGTTCGAGGGGCCGATCCCGAAGGATTTCAGGCCTACGGCGGCCGTGATCGCCGAGCGCATGGCCGAAGGCTACTCCAGCCAGCAGATCGCGGATGTGATCGATCAGTTCCGCCGCTATCACCAGATTTCCGGCACCACCAGCGTCAACTGGCCGGAGCTTGAGGAGCGCTGGTGGAAGCGCAAAAAGACGCCGCTGCACCCGGCGGAAAAGAAGCCGAAGCCGCGCGTCGAGGTGTCACGCCGCGCTCCCCCACCGACCGAATAGGAGAACCGCAAGCCATGAGTTCGTCGTCAACCATGTTCCGCAAGGCCAAGGAGGCCTTGAAGAAAGGCCACCGCAGCGCGGCCAAGCGCTTCCGCGAGGAGGGCAACAAGCTCCGCCGCAAGGAGCGCGAAGCCGCCGCGTATGCCGCCTCGAAGAAGGCCGAGGTGCGCAAGTCGAAGAAGAAGGCCATCCCCGAGCCCGAGATCATCGCCTCCTTGCAGCAGGCGATGAATTACGCGGATACGGTGAACGCCGCCGAGAGGCAGCAGACGATTCAGGATCATCCGCTCAATCAGGCGACCGCGCGCATCATGGGTCACATCAGCAGAGATTCGCCGCTGATGGAAGAAACCATCCGCCGCGAACTGATCGATGCGCAGGCCTTGGGCGCCAGTGAGGTTCACGACAATACCAGGATGTTGCTTAAGATTCAGTCCGACGCCGCCGCCGTCAATGTCGTCAGCGGCTTCATGGCGATCTGCGAGCTTGCCCAGAAAGCCAACGACGGGGCACTGCCGCCGACGCTTTCCTTGTCCGGCTACACCGCGGCCAAGGTCTATGATGCCTTGAAGGAGGTCGGCTACACCGCCAACGGCAGGCAGGGTGTTGATCGCGGCATCATCGGGCGCGCGAGCACCTTCGCCGATCGCAATCTCGGAAACAGCCTGTAGTCGTTACAAAGGCGTTACATGAAATGTTCCCCGGCGGCGCGCAGTGTGCCGTCGGGTCTCTCCCACAAGGGACTAACCCATGCTGATGACAGGGGAAGCAGTGAGCAAGATCAAGGACGTGTCGGTAGCCAACAAGCGGGCTCACTGGAAAGAGGGGCCATCATCGCGAGCGAAGCGCCGCCGTGGCGGCCAGAATGTCATGTGGCGCCGGATCACCGCCGCCTTTGACGACGAGTTGAAGAAATTCGGGGCCAATCCGGCCATGGTGGCGCCGATCACCCGCTGGGTGTTGTTCGGACACCTCACCAAGACCCAAGGCATGGCAGGCCGCCGCTACGCCGATATCGTCCGCAATTTCGACCGCTACCACGCCAACGCGCCTTCCCGCTCCTCGAAATCCGTCAACCTCGAACCCTCCACCAACAAGGCCTCCGACACCACCATCGAACGCCATATCCAGGCCGGTACGATCGCCGATTACGAGGACAAGGCGGCCTATTCGCGACGCCAGTACAACCGCCTGATGCGCCTGCTCGACCGCTACTCCGACCCGATCACCGGACGGAATCAGGTGAAGGACTATCTCGACACGCTCTGCCTTTCCGATCAGGAGCCGCCGGCCGAGGTCCGCGAAAACCTCGCCGCGGTGCTGACGCAGGTGGCCAAGGAGTTCGGCCTCAGAGAGCGCAAGCGCAAGATCACCGGATGGAGACAGAAGTGAAGAACCCGAAACACCTCATCTTCGGGCGTCGCCAGCCCGGCATCATCGGTGCCCTGGCCGCGATCTCGCAGGGCATGTTCGGCAACGCCATCATCCCGCTCTATCAGCCGCCGGAGCCGGGGCTTCCCAAAAAGAACGACGGCACGCGACTGCAAAAGCAGCGCACCAAGCGCAGCAGGGAGAGGAAACAGTTCAACCCGCAGCCGCCCGGATCGAACCTGCGCCTCGATCTCGGACCGTCGGACGCCGGCCGCTGGATGCGCAACCGCACGCCGAGCCCCGGCCCGACCCGCCTTTCCGTCCATGACTGGTGGCGCCGGCAGACGTTCGGCACCTCCAAGCGCATCGAGAACATGACCGGTGCCGAGCAGCAGGCGGCGCACGAGAAGATGACGGCGCTGCGCGCCAAACAGAAGGAGGCCCGTCTTGGCAAGCTGTAAAACCTGCCGCTACATGCGCGGCCCCTATGAGGTGCCCTCCGGCGGCCCCATGGGAGAGGGGTTTGCCGCCGGCTGGTGCCACAGGACGCCGCCGACGCTCTCCCAAGACCTCCAGTCGGCGAGCCACCGCCCGACCAGGCTCGTCGGCTGGTGCGGCGAGTACCGCTGGCGAGCGCCGTGGTGGTTCTGGCCGCTGATCTTGAGCCTCGCTCTGCTGGCTGGCTGGGTTGTGGGTAACCTCGTCGGAAAGATGTGAAAGGATTTCACCTCTTGCCCATCAAGCCGGAAAACCGCGCTCGATACCCGAAGAACTGGCGCACCGAGATCGTGCCGGCGGTGCGAGCGCGGTCCGGCGGGCGCTGTGAGTGCCTGGGGGAGTGTGGCATCCAGCACGGGCCAGATGCGCAGAGCAGGTGTTTGCGCATCAACGGCGAATTTGGCTACCGCGACAAGCGCACCGATGAGTGGGTGCAGCTTGCCAAGGACGCCTCTCGCCTCGATATGCGGGCCGAGGTGGCCCATATCCTCGACGGTGAGAAGGTCGTTAAGATCGTTTTGACGGTCGCGCACCTCAACCACAGGCCCGAGGATTGCGATATGGGTAACCTCAAGGATATGTGTCAGAGGTGCCATAACAGGTACGATAAGGTCTACCGCGTGGGTAATGCCCAGCGTACCGTGAGGGCAAAGAAGGCAGCAGGAGACTTCTTCTGTGACTGATCCGACCCGACGCAAGCTGATCCTGGGGGCCGCGGCGACGCTGATCGTGGCTCCGGCGATCGTCCGCCCGGCCAGCCTGATGAAGGTGAAGCCGATCGCAGTGCCGATCCCGACGACCGAGGACTATGACTGGCCGGCCCCGCAGCCGGAATATGTGATGTTCTGCGGTAGCCTCTATTGGATCGACGCCGAGGGGCGGCTCAAATGCTACAATCCAAGCAGGGGCGAGTTCGAGATCGTTGAGATCGTCGTCACGGAGTGGCCGTGACCAGCCTCCTCTACGGCAAGGCCGTCGGCGGCCCCTATGACGGCAGGCCGATTGCTCACCACGAGGCCACCATGGAGGTGGCCATCGACGAGCTTTCCGGCCGCTCCCTGCCGGCACAGGTCGGCCCGAGCGTGCAGGCCCCGCGCCTGATCTGGAAGGCCTACATCTGGCAGCCGGCGCTGGAGGAATGGCTTTGGGACGACAAGGTGCGACGAAGTGAGACGCTGAAACGAGTTTGAAATCCACAGGGCAAATCCCTTGAAACACCAAGGGGCTTGCCCATGTTTGAGACGTGTGAGACAGTCGGGAAAGTTCATTGGTGGTGATTCGTCCCTGAGCTTGGGCGGATGCGGGTTTGGAGATCGTCGGTGTGGACACGGCGATCGGCCAAGGCGGTGACGCAGCGGCCCGGCATCCGTCCATCCTTTTTTGCGGAGTAGAGCAGCGGTAGCTCGTCACGCTCATAACGTGAAGGTCGCCGGTTCGATTCTGGCCTCCGCAACCAAGTTTCGACCGTTGGCATTCCCTCCGTCGGTCGGAATTGACCCGCAGCAAGCGTGCCCTGCTGCGGGTCGCCCAATTCGCCGGAGCCGGCTCGCTGACCGAGAACGGTCTGGTTGCGGGGTGCTGATTGGGACCGGAGTGGCTCGCCGCAAGAGCCCCGGAGAGAACCTGATCCGCCGCGATGAGTGAAAGGCCCGCCCGGATGTACGGCGGGCCTTTTGCGTTTTGGTTGTACCGAGTGCCGGCGTTACTCCTTCGGCCAGCGGGAGGGTCGGAGTTCAGAAAGCGGACCTGCGGTCCCGGCACTCGGCCCCGCAAGGGGGTAGTTTCATTGCCGTTCAAGGTCCGTGGCTCCCGCTTATTCTTCTGAAAGGAAAAGCCAATGGACGACGCTGTTCGCGACGCCATCATGCGCGCCGCGACCGAGAATGGCATCGATCCGGCCACGGCGCTGGCCTTCGCCGATCGCGAAAGCTCCTTCAACCCGCAGGCGCGATCGAGCAAAACGATCCGCGGCCTGTACCAGATGAAGGGCGACCTGCGCGCCAAGTACGGCGTCGGCGATTCTGATGATCCCTACGAGCAGGCCTCGGGATGGGGTCGCTTCTACGGTGATCTGAAAAAGGGCATGTCGAGGCGCCTGGGGCGCGACGTGACCGACGCCGAGGCCTACGCAGGCCACCACTTCGGCGAGGGGAGAGCCTCTCGCATGTTCGGCATGGCGCCGGACACGCCGGTCGATCAGGTGTTCACCCGCAACGAGCTTGCGATCAACCCACACATCGGCAAGGCGGGCACCGTCGGCAATCTGCTGGCGGACGTGACCGGCGATATCGACCGTCGCCGATCCAAATGGGGTGCGAGCCAGCCGGCCGCGCTCGACTTTTCACAGTTCGAGGGTATCGAGGCATCACCGCAGCAAGCGGCCTCTCTCGACTTTTCGCAATTCGGTGAATGATGACAACCGACGACTTCGACGATCTGCCGCGAGGGAACGGCAAGCAACACCCGACCGTGGAGGAGGCCGCCAAGGTCTATTTCCACGTCAAGCGCACCCAGCCAAGGGTGTCGCTCCAGATTGTTTCCGACCGCCTTATCGCCCTCGGTTTCAAGACCTCAAAGGGGTCCGTTGGGCGCTACCTGCAAGGCGTTGAGGGCGTCGAGCTTTCGACGCAGAGCAAGAAGCACGACGACGCCGAGAAGCGCGCCCAGCGCCGCAAGCTCAACAATCGCCACGAGCACAAGAAGGACGGCAGCCCGGTCGCCGATGCCATCAAGGATGCGCTAAAGGACGAAGCCCTCATCGAGAAATTCGTCAAGCTCTTGGAGAACAACGCCGACGGGGTTCCGGTCAATTCCAGCGCGCAGCTTGCGATCATGGAGAACCGGGCTCGCATGGCGCTCAACGTCGTGATCGCGCACCAAATGTCGCGCAAGCCGGAACTGCTGCTACTCGACATGCGAGGGTCTGCCGCCCTGGTGGACGCCCTGACAGTCGCCTCGAAACTCTCCGGTGGTGCCGCGCTCGATATCAGTCGGCCCGCCGGAAGCGGCGATGAAGCCACCCCGCAGAGCCTCAATGGCGCCAATGGTCACGACAAGGAAGAATCCGGCCTTGCGACCGATCTGATGGCATATCGCCGCGAGCGGGCGGCCAAACGTGACCAAAGAGCTTAAAGGCACCCGCTACCTGCACGATCAGGAGCTTGGAGCCTTCATATCCAAGGAGCTTCCGTACCTCGATTTCGAGGAGACGTTGGAGTTCTACGAGTTCTTCGAGCGGCGCGAAAAGACCAAGGACGTTGATCGCGCGCTGCTCGGCTGCAACGATCGCTACTACCTGCTGACGATCCTGTGCCACCGCAAGGATGCGTTCCACCCGTGGGTTTTTGATCGGTGCCGGCAGGTGGAAGCCAGCCCGGACGGTCACCTCGACCTGTGGGCTCGCTATCACTACAAGAGCACGATCTGCACCTTCGCCGGCTGTATTCAGGAGGTGATGATCGATCCCGAGATCACGATCGCCATTATCTCGGGCAAGGCGCCCGTCGCCCGACCCTTCCTGAAACAGATCATGGAGGAGTTCGAGAGCAACGAGGACTTGAAGCGCATCTATTCCGACGTGCTCTGGGAGGAGCCGCGGAAGCAGTCGCCGCAGTGGTCGATTGAAAAGGGCATCATCGTCCGCCGCAAGGGCAACCCGAAAGAGGCGACGATCGAGGCATTCGGGCTGATCGAAGGTGCTCGCACCGGCAAGCACTATCAGTTGCTCGATTTTGACGACCTGATCGACGAAACCATGGTCGATAACCCGGACGTGGTGAAGAAGGTCACCCAGCGCTGGGAGCTTGCTGACAACCTCGGCACCCTCGGCATCACGCGAAAGTGGCACCAGGGCACGCGATATTCGTACGCCGACACCTATGGCGTCATCATCGATCGGGCAATTCTCAAGACCCGCATCCATCCGGCCACCGAAAACGGCCAGTTGAACGGCAAGCCGGTGATGCTCTCCGACAAGCGGTGGGCGGAGATCAAGACGACGCAGCGGTCTACCGTCGCGGCGCAGATGCTCCTCAACCCGCTGGCCGGCAACGAAAACACGTTCACCACGCTTTCGCTGCGGCACTACGACGTGATCCCGGCGGTGATGAACGTCTACATCATGTGCGACCCCTCGAAAGGCCGCACCCGCCGGTCAGACCGAACCGCGATCGCCGTCATCGGTTACGATCTGGCCGGCAACAAATACCTGCTCGACGGCTACTGCCACCGCATGAAGCTGTCGCGACGCTACGACTTGATTACCCAGCTTAAAGAGAAGTGGGAGGATCACACGGGCGTCCAGATGGTCCGCGTTGGCTATGAGCAATATGGCATGGTCAACGATATCGAGGTCATCAAGGAGTATCAGGAGCGCGACGGCAACTACTTCGAGATCGTGGAGTTGGCCACACCGCGCGAGGGCAAGGAATCCAAGACCGATCGGATTTCCAGGCTGGAGCCGGATTTCAATCGGGGCCTGTTCTACATCCCGGCCGTCGTCTACCACCCGGAATATGGCGGCCCGCACCACAACTCCGCTCTTTGGGACGTTTGGACCGAGGAGGAGCACAAGCTGATGGTCGATGCCGGCAACATCGATCCGGTCAAGAATCCTGCCGTCGGGACCATTGTCTACCGTCCGATGAAGGGTCCGACGCGCCTCCAGCGCGCCATGGAAGCCACGATGCAAAACCACCGTATCGTGACACCGATCCGCAGGCGCGACGAGGATGGCAACATCTACGACCTCACGCGAATGTTCATCGAGGAATACCGCCTCGTGCCGTTCGCACCTCATGACGACCTGATCGACGCCGTGAGCCGCCTCTATGACATGGAGCCGATCAAGCCGGTTCCGATCGAGGCGCTTAACCCTGTCGAGCGCACCTACATGGATTCCTGATGGCCACCTATTCAAAGCCGCGCAATCTCAACGTCCCTTGGAAGTCGTTGGTGTTGCGCGCCGATCCCAACTTCGAGGCGGAAAAGCGCCGCGAGCCGTTCTACCAGTTCTCGAACGGCCGACGCTTCTCCGGCAACACCGTAAGTCATGGCGCCTATTCCTCGGAGACGCCTGACAATCCCGACTTTGACTAAGGAGAAGTCATGTTCAAACCGATCATCACGAACAACGACCCATACCGTGGTCCCGCTCTCGGGGCCTCCGGCGGGGAGCACGGCGACAACTGGAACGATGCCGTCACCAAGATCAACGAGGGCTTTGCGAACGTCATTGCGAAGCTCAAGGATGGCGGCCCTGGCGGCGCTTCGCTGCCGGAAATCCAGAAGGTGGTCGGGGAGATTCTCGCCGAAGCGGTCACCGACATGCAGAACCGTCTGGCGGAAATGTCGGCTCGCGTCGCCATGATCGAACAGGCATTCACGGCGATGCCGGAGGCAGCCACTCCGAACGTCGAGAATACCGAGGCGCCGCAGTCGTGACCGACGACACCATCGACCAGATCGACCGGATTGAAACCCGGTCGGTCACCGACCTGACGAGCGGCAGCCGCGAAGTTCTGGTTACCAGCCAGTATGTGCCGCCGCTCGACGGGATCAGCGACGACTATGAAGGCTTCGATATGCGCGTCGCCGAAGGCATGGGCCTCCTGCTGAACAAGCACTATTTCGGCTATCAGTGGAAAACCTATGCCGACACCAAGCAGGGGATCGTGGGCTTTTCCATCCCCGAGTTGATGGGGCCGACGCTGCATGTCGTCATCAACCTCAAGAAATTCGAGGCGCTCGACCCGCAACTGATCGTCGAGAAAGCCGGCGAGCTTCTGGAGCGCATGGGCCTGCCGCGCGGCAGGGCCGACATGGAATTGATCCTCGCTGCGAAGCAGCGCCGTCACACCTTCCAGTTTGACGGACCCGGCGGAAGGAAAATCCAGTAATGCTCCGAGCAACCCCTCCCGGCGAGGACGGCGTTCACCGTCCGCGCGACAAAACCCCGCGTGATCTGGAGCGCGCCGAGCAGGGCTTCCAAGAGGAAGGCGAGGAGGGGTTTTTCGAGGAGGAAATGGACGACGGCTTTGAGTTCAACGAGCAGCCGTCAGACGCCGAATTTCTCCAGATGGTCTACGAGGCCGATCAGCAGGCGCTCCAGTACGTCAATCAGGTGAACCGCGATTCCTGGCAGCGCGGCTATCGCGCCTATCATCAGGAACACCCGGACGGCTCGAAATATCGCTCGACCGACTACAACAACCGCTCGCGCCTGTTCATCCCCAAGACCCGCACCTCTGTCCGCAAGGACATGGCGGCCACGGCGGCCTCGCTGTTCGGCACGATCGATGCCGTCAACACCATGCCGGGCAATGAGGGCGACCCGATGCAGCGCGCGAGCGCCGCGGTGCTCAAGGAAGTGATGAACTACCGCACCGACCGGACCAACTCGAAGGCGTCGGTGCCGTGGTTTCATGTGGCGATGGGCTCGCGCCAGACCTCGCTCATCACCGGCATCTGCATGTCGAAGCAGTCTTGGAAGCTCGACCTGCGCCGGCAGCGCCAGCAGGAGGAGTTCGAGGACGAGGAGACTGGCGAGAAGCGGCTGCGCGACGTGTGGGAGCCGTTCATCGATCGGCCCGATATCGAGCTTATTGCACCCGAGAATTTCGTCATTGATCCGGCGGCTGACTGGACAAACCCGGTGCAGGATGCGGCCTACGTCATCATCAAATGGCCGATGAGGATCGATGAAATCCGCCGCCGGCAGCGCGACCCGCGTAACCCCTGGCGGGCGGTGTCCGAAAGCGTGCTCATGTCCTCGGGCGAGGGCGCACAGATGGAAATGGAGGCGATCCGCCGCTCGCGCGAGCAGGGGCTCGATCGCTTCGACCGATCGCAGACGACGCGTCATTTCGACGTGATCTGGGTCTGGGAGACCTTTGTCCGCACCGCCGGAGAGGATTGGACGTTCTTTTCCCTCGGTGAAAAGGAGCTTTTGACGGACCCCAAGCCGGTCTCTGAGGTCTACCCTGAGCAGTTCGGTGAGCGGCCCTTGGCCCTCGGATATGGCTCGATCGAGGCGTTTCGCATCTTCCCCATGTCGAGCGTCGAGTCGTGGTCGCAGTTGCAGACCGAAGCCAACGACATCCGCAACCTGTCGCTGGACGCGCTCAAGCAGAACATCATGCCGGTCACCAAGGTCCGGCGCGGTCGCAACGTCGATCTGGAGCAGTTGCGGCGCCGCGGCACCGGCACGGCGATCATGGTCACCGAAGCCGACGACGTAACCTGGGAAAAGACCCCGGACCTTTCCAATGGCACCATGGCCATGAAGCAGGCGCTCGATATCGAGTTCGACGACCTGTCAGGGCAGGCCAACTACGGCACGGTCGAGCAGAACAATGCGCTGGGCAAGACGCTGGGCGGCTTGAAGCTGGCGGCCGGCGCGGCCAACGCGGTGCAGGAGTACGATATCCGCGTCTGGATCGAGACATGGTGCGAGCCGGTGCTCAACCAGTTCGCCCGGCTGATCCAGTTCTATGAGTCCGACGAGAACATCCTCGGGCTCTGCGGCGAGCGCGCCAAGCTGATGCAGAAGTACGGCATCAACGAAGTCACGAACGAGCTTCTCGAAAACAACATTTCGGTGCGGGTCAATATCGGTCTCGGCGTCGGTGATCCGTCCCAGCGCTTGCAGAAGTTTGCCTCGGCCACCTCGGTCGCCATGCCGCTGCTCCAGCAGTCTCCCGATTTTGCCAGCCGCAAGGTGGAAATGGATTGGGAAGCCGTCATGGAGGAGGTGTACGGTGCCGCCGGCTACCGCGACGGAGGCAAGCGGTTCGTCAAGCCCGGCTCCGGCCCGCAGCAAAATCCGATGCAGCAGCCGGAGATCGACGAGAAGATCGCCTCGGCCGCGCTCAAGCGCGCGCAGGCGAAGAAGGCAATCATCGACGCGCTGTCCAGGGCGGCCGATGTTGGAATCCAAATCCAGCAGGAGGAGCGTCAGAAGATCATCGATATGTTCGACATGCACTATCGCCATGCCGAGCAGATGGGCAACGCTCTCGACCTTGGACACCAGCACGGTGCGTCCTTGCATGAGCGCCAGATGGCTGCCCGCGGGCTCTCGCCCGACGGAACGCCGTTGCTGCCGCCTCCCGGTTCTTCTCCTGCCGGTGAAGGTGGCGGTACGGGCGGAGCACCGAATGACGCCGCCGCTGGATTTGCGGCCGGCGGGGGTGAAGGTGCTCCGCCCACACAACCCACCGAACCTACCGAGCCGACGAAGAAAAAGCGCCGGAAGGTTCGCATCACCAAGCGCGGGGCCGACGGCAGGGCCACCGATTTCGCCATCGAGGACGAGGACTAAGCCATGGCAACTTTTACCTTCTTCGACGAGTTCAAAAAGTTCCTCGGCGACGGAACGATTGACCTCGATAGCCACACGTTTGGCGCTGCGCTGACCAATTCGGCACCGAACGGTGGCACCAACACGGTGCTCGCCGACATTACGCAGATTTCCGCCGGCAACGGTTATTCGACCGGCGGCCAGTCGCTTACGTCGGTGACATGGACGGAGACCGGCTCCGGCACCGGCATCTGGCGCTGGAACGCGGCCGACTTTACCTGGACCGCCTCGGGCGGCTCGATCGGTCCGTTCCGCTACATCATCTTCTTCGATGATACCGCGGCGAGCGACGAGCTTGTCGGCTATCTCGACTATGGCACCAACCTGACTATCACGGATGGCAACGCCTTCACGGTCGATATCGGCACCAGCGGCATCTTCGAGCTTTCGTAAGGAGAAACGAAATGGCAGTCGCACCGAAACCCGCTCCGGCGCCCAATCCCAAGGAGCAGGCCATCAAGCAGTTGCGTACCCAGCGCGAGCAGATCAATCAGCAGATCGTTGCCTTGCAGCAGCAGGCGAAGGCCTTGAGCGCGCTGCTCCTCGACGCGGAGGGACCAATTCCCGATCGCACCGGGCGGCCTGCGCGTGAGGTTGGATACACGATCAAGCCGGCAAAATAGGTGCTGATCCTGCCCGAGCGCGGAAAGCTCTCGCGCACGAAGATACTGATGCCGGTGGCCGCCAGCGAGTGGCGACCACCATCGCAGGCCCAGCAGAAGAACTGTTTCGGCCACGAAAACCGCACCTACTTTGTGCTCACGGCCATGCTCGACGATGGGCATGTGCTCTGGCGCGGCACGTTCGAGGATCGTGACGACGCCGATCAATTCCTGTTCGCAATGGGTCATGGGACGCTCATCCATGATCGCGCGACGATGCGGCTACCGACGCCGTGGTTTGATCCTGATATCTGGCACCATCCAGGCGTCGCTTATCACTTCGCGACGAAACGGTTTCTAACCAGCACCAGCGCCAGTAACCAGACCGACAGCGTTCCGTCTGACTGGAACAACGCAAGTAACTTCATCGACACCATTGGATCAGGCGGAAGCGGATCGTCTATCTTCGGTGCTTCTACCGCCACAGGAGGCAGCGGAGCCGCTTGGTCTAGGCAGACAAACGTCACTCTTTCTACAAGCGCAACCTATAGGCTGTCGGCGGGCGGCACAGCGGTAAGCAGCTTTGGCGGCTCTAACGGTAACGCAGGAGCCGACTGTTGGTATAATGGCACAACGCTGGCCGGATCGAGCGTTGGAGCCAAGGGCGGTCTTGGCGGCCTCTATTACAGTGGTTCAGGAGGTAGCGGTCCCGCAGGCGGTGCGGCGGCTTCTGGTGTTGGCTCGACGAAATACTCCGGCGGCGCTGGTGGTAGTTATGGTTCTACTCCGGTCTCCGGTTTGGGTACCGGAGGTGGTGGAGCCGCAGGACCAAACGGAAACGGAAACGCGGGCGCGGCCGGTATAGACGCCAACGGTAGTGCCGGTGGGTCTGGCGATGCTGGATCAGGAGGCGCTGGTGGAGCAGGGGGGTCTGGTGGCAGTGCGGGCGGCGCGGGCGGCAATGGTACAGAATACACTTCTCACGGCTCAGGCGGCGGCGGTGGCGGGGCAAACGGGTTTGTTACAACTGGCTCAGGAGGAAACTATGGTGGCGCTGGCGGCGGCTGCTGCTCTGGTACTAGCGGCGCTGGCGCTCCTGCGCTGATCTACCAGAACTACACACCGGCTTTCTCGCTTCTATACAAGCCTTCGCCGGTTCGATTCATCATCGGGAGATAAGAGAATGACCATCGGCCGTGTCTATACGGTGCAATTCAACGGTGTCGCGGTCACCGCGCAGCAGGACTTGTTCGAGATTGTTGCGCCGGCCGATGCTTGCGTGGAATTGCTTGAGTTTCATCTGTCGCAGTCAACCGAGGTCGGTGACACCCAGGAGGAAGGGCTTTCAATTCTGCTCAAGAGCGGGCAGACGACCTCCGGGTCCGGCGGATCGGCACCGACGCCTGTCCCTCTTTCGCTTGGCGATGCCGCCTTTGGTGGCACCACCGAGGCCAACAACACCACCAAGGCATCGGCGGGGACTATCGTCACGCACAAGGCCTGGAACTGGAACGTGCGCTTGCCGTTCGATGTGATTTTCACGCCGGAGACCTGCAAGGTGTTGTCGCCTAGCGCGCGCATGACGATCGAGCTTGCGACGACGCCGGCCGATAGCATCACCATGAGCGGCTACGCTGTGTTCAAGGAAATCGGCGGCTAATAGATGGCCGGAGTTTTCCGCCCAACGTGGTGGCGGTACTACCGGCCGTCCACCAAAGGAGTATTCGGTAAGCAGGCAGACGTTACGACGCTGCCTGTCACAGCGGCAACGCTGACCCTCACGGGTCAAACAATCACCTTCCACGAGGTAACGGTCCTTCCCGTCACCAAGGGAGACCTGACCCTCACGGGGCAGAGCGCAACCTTCAAGACGACATTCTCCAATGTCCTCAAGGGAACGCTGACGCTCACCGGGCGCAATTCGTCGTCTGCGATCCATCACACGCTATCGCAGTTTGAGTTGCTGCTGACCGGGCGCAATTCGCAGTTTACGGTCACGCAAGCTCAAGAGCCCGGTGCTCTCACGCTGACCGGGCAGAGTATTTCGTTCCGCGTCACTGCTTCTCTGTCGCCAGGAGCCTTGACGCTCACCGGTAGCGGAATAGTCGATACGCCGACGATCGAGGTTCTGCCGGGAACACTGACGCTGACGGGGCAGGATATTGTGCTGCGTCAGGTGACCGTGCTGTATGTCGATCCCGGCACGCTCACGCTAACCGGAAGCGGCATCACCGATGCGGTGACCGAGCCTCTATCGCCCGGCACGCTGACGCTTACCGGCAAGGATATCGCTCTCACGCCGACTGCGGTGGTCGAGCCGGCGCGGCTGACGCTGACGCCGCACGATATCCGTCTTGTTGCGATCGGTGGCGCCAGCGGCGCACCTCCCGGTGGAAGGAAGCGCAAGACCGGTATGGAGCCGGTCAAGAAGCGCAAGCCTCCGCCGCCGGAGCCACTCGCGCCGATCCCGCTGCCGCCGACGAAACCGAAGAAGCCGCTGCCGCCGGAAATCCGAGCGCCGATCGATGTGGTCGATCTGCCGCCGATCCCGCTGACGTTCGAGCAGCAGGCCTTGCAAGCGCTCGATGTGGCCGACGTTGAGGCCTATCTGCGCCAGCTTGAACAAGACGAAATGGACGCCGCTGATATTGCGGAAGTCCTCGCCCTTCTCGATTGACCGCAAACAAGAGAGAGACATGGACCCGATCCTACGACTCGGGGACGAGCAACTACGCCTGCTCGCCGCCGATTTGCAGGTGCAGCTTGAACGCGGCACCGGCACGAGACCCATCCTATTCATGCTTTCGCAGGCCCGAGAGAAGGCAGCGAAGGCAATCGTGATGTTCATGGACGCCGACGCGGATGATCCCGCACTGATCCGCCGGCTCCAGCAGGAGATCACGATCTACAACGACATGGTTACCTCCGCACAAGCGCTCTTGTCGGCCGGGCGTGAAGCCAACCAGCGCATCAAGGAAAAGGATCGCGCCGAGTTGGAGGAGGTGATTATGAGCATGACCGACGATGAGCGCCGTCTCCACGGCTTTGAACAAAGAGGAATTGACTGATGGCACCGCAAGCCGCCGCACCGACCAAGCCTTTGACGCCGGAACAGATTCAGGCCGAGAACAACGAGGCCCGCTTCGGCGCGGACAACGACCCGATCAACGATCGCGCCCCGACCGAGCCCCTCAACCAGGGTGCCGGCGACGATCCGGGCGAGACCGGGATTGCGCGCCGCGAGGTGATCCAGCGCTCTCCGGCCGACGACATGCGCTCGCAGATCGCCAATCGCTTCCGTCGCGCCGAGCCCGAGGACGAGCGCCCGTTCAACGGCGACTTCAACGACAATGAGAATATGTACGGTGAGGTCGGTCAGAACGACGACGATGACACCGACGATGATCTTGCCGATCTTGGCCTGAGCCCCGAGGAGGTGGCGAGGGCGCGCGGCAAGACCTCGCAGGAAATCGACGGCGACGTTGACGATGACGAGCCCGTGCAGCGCCGCGCTCCCGTGCAGCAGCAGCAGGAGCCGCAGAAGCGCAAGCTCAAGGTCAACGGGCGCGTCGTCGAGTTGTCCGATGATGAAATCCTCGCCGCGGCGCAAAAGACGCTGGCCGGCGATATGAATCTGGAGGAGACCAAGCGTCTGCTCCGCGAAGCCAAGGCTATCCGTGACGGCCGAACCGCCAACCATAGCGGGGAAAATGACACGGGCACTACCGATCTGGGCAATGATCCGCCGGAGTTGGACCCTCAATACCAAGAGCCGTCCACCCGCGCCGTGATCGAGAAAATCCAGTTCGGTGATCCTGACGAAGCCGCCGCCGAGCTTGACCGCCTTGTCGATACCAGGGCGACCAAGAAGGCATCGGAAGGTCAGCTTCAACGCCTCATGTCGCAAGACTTGGCGCGCTCGAAGAAGGCCCTTTTGGAGTTCCAGAGGGAGAATGAATCGCTCGCCAACAATCGCGTGGCCGCGGTCGCAATCGAGGATGGGATGTATGAAGGCTATGCCGACGATATCCGCGCTCTCGGTATCTCCGACGATCAGATTCCGAAAGACCCGGTGCAACTCGCTGACTGGCACCGCTTCTACAGGATCAATGGCTATGAGGTGCGCTCGACCAAGGAGTTGCTGAACGACTCGAAGAAGAAGTTCTTCGATCAGATCGGTGCTCTCGGCGGGCCTCGCCAGCAGCAGCAGCAAAGGCCATCACGGCAGCCGGCTCGCGTCCAAGTTTCAGTGGACCGCGATCAGCGCCGCATGGCGATCCCCAACCAACCGACCCGCTCTGTGGCTCCGCGTCGTGACGTGAACCCGCAGCAGCGTCCCCAAACGGGGAGCGATGTTGTCGCCAACATGAGGCGCCAGCGCGGTCAACCAGTAGTGTAGGAAAGGATTGACCAATGGCTGGTCAGACTTGGACTGTGCCGAGCGAAGGTGGCTATCTTTACTCGGCGGAACTCTCGACTGTCCTGCGTCAGCAGGTGCAGCCGCTCACCAAATTCCGGCAGCTTTGCGATGCGCAGGATGGCACCCAGAAGGGTCTGAACCGCGGTGAGACGTTCTCGTGGAACGTCTACTCCAACGTCGGCACCCAGGGCCGCCGTCTGGCGGAAAACGCCAATATGCCGGAGACCGGTTTCACTGTGGCGCAGCGCTCGCTGACCGTCACGGAAGCCGGCAACAGCGTGCCGTACACCGGCAAGCTGACCGCGCTGGCGAAGCAGGATGTTGTCACCATCATCGACAAGACGTTGAAGGACGACGCCCGCAAGTATTTCGACATCGAGGCCTTCCTCCAGATGAAGAATACGCAGCTTCGCTTTGCCCCGACTTCGGGCAACTCGGCGACGGCCATCACCCTCGACACCAATGGCGTCTGCTCGACGACCAACAACCTCGCGTTGGGAACCGGGCACATCAAGGCGGCCGGCGATACGATGAAGGAGCGTGGATTTCGCGCTCTCTAAACTGTGTTAATTGCTGGGACGCCCTTAGAGCCGCAGCACCACAGCGTAGCCGGTAACGGCAGGCGCGATGGTCTGAAAAGTCAGCGGATTGGGTAATCAGCAGCCAAGGAAACCTACCGTTTGAGACGCTGCAACTTTAGCCGCAGCGCCTCACACATCTGAGCGTGATCTTGGGTATAGGTCCGGCCCCTTCCGGGGGCAACGGACTTGTTGAAATGAAGGCAAATCTCGGCCTGCTCCTTCTTGTTTTGAAGGAACGGCAGGATCGCCTTCAACAACTCCCCTGCAATGCCGCTTCGCCAGTCAATGGTATAAGCGGTGCGGCCGGACGCGAGCTTTCGGATTCGATAGCTCTTGCCGGTCACTTTGCAGACCCATTCGATGGTGCGCTTGTCGCACATCGTGATGGTCGCGATCACGCGATACTGGAAGCCGATTGGGCTCGCAGCGCTCTTGAAGCGTTCGATGTAGAAACAGCCCTCTCCATCCATCAGGCCCGCGATATAGGCGGCGTCGATCTTCTTCATCGGCTTTCCGTAGGTTTCAAGGTTCAACGACTATCCCGCAAGGGAGTAGGGCCAAGCGGCCCGAAATGCACGGCAACCTTCCTTCATGAAGGAAGGTTGGTGATATAGTCTGGCCCTTGCTGAAAGGCAAGGCAGCCGCACCGCTCCATGACGGTGACGGCGGCTCTGGAGTAGTGACCCAGGGTGAACACCTCGAATATTCCGCCCTACATCCTCGACGACTATGTGTCGATCTCTCACCCCTCGACCTATCGCGGTCTCAAGAACTCGCTGGAATCCATCCATCAGTACACCGAGACCGGATTGTTTCACATCTTCAACGGTGAGATCGGCCGCTACGAGTCGTTCCGCTTCATCGAGCAGACCTTCATCCCGAAGGGCGGTGCGGCGGACTCCACAACCTACGACCCGTGGACCGGCACTGCCGACGCCTGGAACAACGCCCTTTCGTCCTGGGCGTTCATGATGGGCGCCGACACCGTGACCGAGGCGATCTGCATCCCCGAGGAAATCCGCGCGAAAATCCCCGGCGACTACGGTCGCTCCAAGGGTATCGCTTGGTACTACCTCGGCGGCTTCGGCCTCGTTCACACCGATGCGACCAACTCGCGCATCATGATGTGGGACTCGGCGGCCTAACGGCCTCTGAGGGACTACGCCTACCCGTGGGGGCCGGCTGACATGGTGTCAGCCGGTCTCATCACCACACCCTGAAAGGAAAAGACCATGAGCTATGACAAGCCGTGGAAGTCCGAAGTCTACTACATGCCGTCCTCGGCGTATGGTGCGACTGCGGCGCAGAAGAAGATCAAGAGCCCCAAAGGCAAGCAGGGCCTTGTGAAGGATATCGTCGTGCTGCTGTCGGCTGATGCCGTCGGCACCACCACGGTTCCCGAACTGAACGTCGGCGCGACCGCTGGCGCTTCCGAGTATGCCCGCTTCCGTCTGGGTACCTCGGCGACTGCCGGCTATGCGGCGACCAACACCCCGTTCCGCGCCCGCGCGCTGGTCGAGGCGCAGGCCGGCTACAACGGCACGCAGGTCACGCTGTCCGACTTCACGGGCCACGTCGCCCTGGAGACCGCGAAGATTCCGGCCGACACCGTGATCTTCATCAGCGGCGTTGCTGGCGTCGGTGGCACCCCCGCCGGCACCTACGAGGCCTACGTCCACATCGATTGGGACTAACGCGATCGCCGCCGGGGCGGTGACGCCCCGGCTCCTGCAACTCGAAAGAATGGGAGCCAACCATGGTTGGTCTCTATCGCTACGGCGGGCTCTACGACCCGATTGGCTATCCCCGCCGTAACGGATTGGTGGAAGCGCCTGCCAAAAACCCCGAGCCGGAGAACGCGAAGATCGCGGACTGCGGCGACGCGGGTCGGGATGGCTACACCGTCACCTCTCGCGCAAGCCGTTATACCGGCGAGCGTGAGCTTTCCCACACGACCCCCGAGTTCGAGGGTCCGAAACTGGAGGACTACTGACATGGCGTCTTATAAGGGCGAAAGCTCTGTGTTCACCGGCAACTCGACCGGCGGCTCGCCGGGCGATTCCAACGGCGTGAAAACGTCGAAGGCACCGGGCGGCACCATCAACGTCGCCTACCCGCAGGACAACGTGCATGGCGTTTCTCTCAAGAACACCATGGGCGGCAAGATGGGCGGCTCCGAGACCAACCTCGGCCACTCTCTGTCCGGCGCCAGCGCCGTTCAGCGCTTGAAGTAAGGGGGGCGATATGGGTGATCCCGCAAACACCTCCGGCCCCGATCCGGTCGCTCCGGCGGCCCCCGCGGCCCGGAAGGCTCCGCCTCCTGTCGTCGTCGATGTGTTCTTGGATAACACCAAGGACTTCTCGACGATCCACGGCGAGCGCGGTCCTTCCGACCCGCACTACGGCGTCTGCTTCATTCAGAACGGCTTGCCGTTCGATGCCGAGCAGAAGTTGATGGCAAACCATGCCATGGTCCGCGACAATCCGAAGGCGAAGGCCATCATCGAGAAGATGGTCAAGCGCGCGGAGAAGCTGGCCGCGCGCAGGGCTACCGTCAAGGATGACGAGGATCACGATGACGATTCCGCTGCCGATGTTGAGGATGACGGCGACGGCGAGATCGATCTGAAAGCATGGGCGCGAGGTGCCAAGCAATATCGCTGGCAGCTTGTCTCCGATGCCATCGTGCTCAGGACGCAGCGCCGTGTCACCTCGAAGCGTGATGCTCTCGAAACCCTCATCACCGAGGGCATTGTGCAGCCGGGACAGTTGTCCCCCGAGCACCGTGCCGCGATGAACCGTCTGTAACGGGAGCATCGGCAGATGGACTACACCACGCTTATCTCCGCCAAGGGGACGGCTGGGTCTATCCTCAATTGGGTCGGCTATTCCAAAATGGATGCGCCGACCCTTTTGGAGGAATCCCAAGCTCTGATCTACGAGTTCCTTCGCGTGCGCGAAATGCGCAAGGAGTGGGTATTCGGTGCGTCTGTCGGTACATCAGCGATCAGCCTGCCGTCGCGATTCCTCGATCCGATCGGCAAGATCGAGAACACGGTTCAGAATACCGAGTACGACCACTTGACCGAGGCAAGGGTCAAGGAGCTTCGCACCTACGACGAGATCAGCAGCGTCTCGCTTGGCGCGAGCCCGTTCACTACAGTCAGCGGTTCCGGGCTGGTGACGGTCAACAAGACCGCTCACGGCATCACCCAGGACTCCAAGCTCACCATTGCCGGCGCGTCCGCGGTGAACAGCATCACGCCGAACGGCACCTATCCGGTGGTTTCCATCACCGATGCGGACAATTTCGTGATCGATACCGGCGGCACAGCATCCGCCTCCGGGTCTGGCGGCGGGTCGAGCGCAACCTATACCGGCTCGCTCCTCGTTCAAGGCTCCCCGATCTGCTGGTCGATCTGGGACGATCAGGTGAAATTCAACGCGGCATTCGATGAGGCCGCGGTCATGAGTATGCTCTATTACCGTCTGCCGGACAGCCTGTCGGCGACCAACACCACCAATTTTCTCACGATCAAGTACCCGAGGCTGCTGCGCGTTGCCTCGCTCGCGATCGCGGCCGAGTTCATGAAGGACGACGCCGAGTACAACAAGCAGGTCGCGGCGCTGCAAGCGATGATCCGGCAGACCGCGATCACCGACGACTTCTCTTACCGTGGCGCCTCGTTCGGAACGGAGACCCCATAAATGGCTGCCGATACCTATGATTCAGTGCTCGGCCTGCTGTTGCAGGATACGGGCAACAACAACAATTCGTGGGGCACGAACGCGAACGACTTTGTGTTCAAGCTGGCAGCCCGCGCCATCGCCGGCTATGTCGCTCACACCGACACGGGCGGCGCGCTCAATCTGGCGACCACTACGCCGCCGGCTGGCGCTTCCAGCGCGCTCGACATGATGCACGACTTCACGGGGACGCTCACCAGCGACCTCACCGTGACCGTGCCGTCGGTTTCCAAAGTCTGGGTCATGCGGAACGCTACCGCTGGGGCATACTATCTCTACGTCAAGACCTCGGGCGGGACCGCGGTGCAGGTGCCGCAGGGGACCACCAAGTTTTTGTATTGCGATGGAACGGATGTGTTCCGCCTCGATGAGGCCGAGATCGGTGACCTCGTGTTTTCCGGCAAGGCCGCGGTGGATAGCGGAACGGTGCTCTGCGATGGCACCTCCTATCTCAAGACGGCGCTGCCTGATCTCTATGCCAAGATCGGCACCACATGGGGATCGGCCGACTCGCTGCACTTCAACGTGCCGGATTTTGTTACCAATAACGTGTTCCTGCGCGCAGCCGGCGGGTCTGTTGCCGTGGCGACGCTCCAATCGAACCAGAACAAGGCGCACACACACACCATCAGCGGTGTTCCTGCCGTTGGCACGCTGACTGCGGCGAGCAATGGGGCTCATACGCATACTGCGAATGTGACCGATCCTGGCCACTATCACACCTACAACAGCCCGACGGCTGGTCAGGCCGGCAACGCGGCCGGCTACTCGGGGTGGCTCAATTCCACGGGGAATACCTCGACGGCCACAACCGGCGTCACCGTGTCGATCGTCTCTGATGGTGCCCATACCCACAACGTCACCGGCACGCTGACGGCTGGCACTCTCGCCGTCGATTCTGATGGAGGAACGGAAGCAAGACCGAACGCTGCTGCTGTCATCATCGCGATCAAGTATTGAGCCGTGGGCGTTATTCAGGAGCTTCCGATCGCCGCGCCTCCGGGCGTGGTGAAAAACAATTCTCTCCGCGCCATTGAGGGGCGATGGTCTGACACCATCAATGCCCGCTTTGTCGGCGGCTTGCCGCAAAAGATTGGCGGTTGGCAACAGGTTTACGACGAGATTACGTCAGGCGTTCCCCGTGCGCTGCACGCATGGCGCGATTTGTCGTTCAACGGCTATATGGCTGCCGGAACCTATCGCAAGCTCTATGTCTACGACACGGCGCTTGCTCAAAACGACATTACGCCGTTTCGCAGTGAAGGCACACTCGGCGCCGACCCGTTGAGCGTGGTGAGCGGATCGAACGTCGTCACGGTTTCTCATACCGGACATGGCGTCTCGGTTGGCGATACGATCTACCTCACAGGAGCGAGCGCGGTCGGCGGCATCACGCCGAACATGCCGGATGGTGTCACGGTTAACACCGTTATTGATGCCAACACTTACACCTACCTGTTCACCTCGAACGCTTCCTCGACCGCGACCGGTGGTGGGGCTTCTGTCGCCTATCAGTATGAGGTGCCGATCGGCACGGAGCTTGGTGCTTACGGCTATGGCTGGGGCGTCGGCGGTTGGGGCCTTGGGACATGGGGAACGGCACGCGACGAATCCACGGTCTCGATCGAGCCGCGCATCTGGTCGCTCGATCATTTCGGCATTCTCCTGCTCTCCGCCTACAATGGCGGGTCTATCTACCAGTTTGACCCGACCGATGCCCAGCCGTGGGGAAGGGCAACGCTGGTCTCCGCCGATCCGGGTTTGCCGACCAACGTGCGTGCCATGTTTGTCACCCCGGAGCGTTTCGTGCTCGCCCTGTGCGAGGGGATGCAAGTCAAATGGCCGTCGCAAGGGACCATCGACGACTGGACGCCAACGGCCACCAACACCGCCAACATCCGCACCCTGGCGGAAGGGACCAAGCTGGTCGGTGGGCGCGTGCTGTCGGAGTTCGTCTCGCTGGTGTGGACGGATGCAGCGCTCTATCGCTTCCAGTACACGGGTGCCACCTACGTCTATTCCTCCGCCATGGTCGCAAAAGACTGCGGCTTGATCTCTCCGAACGCGGCCGTCACCGTCGGCGGCGTCGCCTACTGGCAGGGGCAGGACAATTTCTGGCAGTTCACCGGGTCGGTGATGCCGATGAAGAATGTCGAGGACATTCGCCGCTGGGTGTTCGACAACCTCGACATTAACCTCGGCTACCAGTGCAATGCCTCGTACAATCCGAAGTACAATGAGGTCTGGTTTTTCTTCACCATATCGGGCGAGGAATCCCCTACCCTTGGGGTGATCTATTCGATCGATCAAGGTTGCTGGGCTCCGCTGTATTGGGGCCGCGCCAGTGGCACCCATTTCACCCAGGGCGACACTCGTCCTTATTTCGGCGATTCGGACAGCATCATCTATCAGCACGAGGTCGGATATGATGCCGACGGCGCTGCGCTCGCGTATTCGTGGACGCTGGCACCCTACAGCCTGACCAAGGGCGGCCGGCGCAACATGATGGCCGAATACCTCGTCTGGGACGCCAAGGATCAGGCAGGCGACGTGACGCTGACGGTCACCACTTACGATCGCCTGAATGATTCGGCCGTGCTGGAGACCGAGACCGAGACCATGGCCGTTGAGGATTCCGGCACCATCGATCTGAGGATTGCTGGCCGTTATATCGCTGTTGCGATGGGCGGCAATTCCGCTGGGTGCTATGCTCGCTTCGGGCTGCCGGTGGCCTTTGTTCGCTCGATCGGGGAGCGTACCTGATGCGCAAATTGTTCCAGATGCAGATGCCGGGCGTCCCGCCCAACATCCAATCCATCTTCAACGAAATCTTCCGCGCCTCTCAGGATGGTGATCTGGTCGATCTGGGACAAGGCTTCACCATCACCGGGACGTACACCGAAACGCGAGAACTCGATCTTTCCACCCCGACCGCCGCAAACGTCGCTGCCGTGCTCGCTACGCTGATTACCGACATGCAGCGCGGCGGTGCCAAAAAGAGCAATTGATATGGAACCGCAAATCCGCTTTGCCGAAGTCGATGACGACGTGATCGCCATCCATCAGTTTTTGCTTGTTGTCGCCGCTCCTCACCTGTGGGGGAGCATCGGCGTCGAGAAAAGCCTCGCCGAGATTCTCCGCGTCGCCAAGACCGAGGCCGCGATCATGGCGATCATCGATGGCAAGCTGGTCGGCACCATGGGCATCATCAAAGCCGTCTGGTGGTATGGCGACGACGAGTTTCTTACCGACCGCTGGAACTTTGTGCTTCCGCAGTTTCACCACACCGAGGTTGAGGTCGCGCTCAAGCGCGAGGCCATGGCACTCGCCGATCAGGCGGGCCTGCGCTTCATCAACCAAGGCAAGCTCCGCGAAATGAAAGACGGCACGGGCCTCATGTTTCCGCGCGTCTATACCCCGCTCACCTTCAAGGAGGTAGAGGACAATGTGCTTCGGCAATGAAGAAACGGGTCGCCAGACCTCGACCTATCAGGCCAATCCGGTTGTTGCCGGAGCGGCTGGCTCCAATCTGAATTTCGTTCAGAATCTCCAGAACAAGGGCTTCCAGGGATACTCCGGGCCGCAGGTGGCGAATTTCTCGCCGCAGCAGCAGCAGTCGTTCGACATGACTGGCGCCACCGCGACCAATGGAACGGGCGACGCCTCGCGGGCGCTTATCAATTCCTACACGGGCGCAGGCCCGCAGAATGTCAACGCGCCGACGATCTCCTCGATGATGTCGCCGTACATGAACCAGTACGTCATGCGCGCCCTGGCTCCGCAGCTTTATCAGAGCGACCTGTCGTGGGCCAATTCGCGCAAGGCGACGGATGCGACCGCGACCGGCTCCGGCGCCTTCGGCGATGCGCGAACCGGCATCGAGCAGGCGCAGAACAATTTCCTGCACAATGTCTCGCGCGAGGGCCTTATCGGCAACGCCTACAATCAGGCGTTCAACACCGCGATCGGGGCCGGCGCGCAGGATGTGTCGAACAATATGTCGGCGCAGGGACAGAACGCCAATTTCATGGAGCAGTATCTCGCCCGCGCGCTCGGCGGATCGCAGGCCTTGCAGGGCTTGCAGAACCAGCAGTTGGGCGTTGCCGGCGCCGTCAACCAGATGGGCCAGCAGCAGACCGCGCAGGATCAGGCGGACCTGACGGCCAAGTACAATCAGTGGCTCATGGCCCAGCAGTATCCGTTCCAGACCGCGCAGTTGATGAACTCGACGATCGGCACCGGAGCACAGGCGCTTGGTGGCACCACCACCAAGGTCGAGGAGAAGCCCGACAATTCCGGCTGGGCAATGGCTGGCAACATCATCGGTACGGGGCTCGCGCTGTTCTCCGATCGCCGCTTGAAGGAAGATATCGAGGAGGTCGGCGAGCTTCGCGATGGCACGCCGGTCTACAGCTATCGCTACAAGGGCGATCCTCGCTTCCAGATCGGCCTGATGGCGCAAGACGTGGAGGAGAACACCCCCGAGGCCGTGGTGACGCATCCCTCCGGCTTCAAGATGGTGGACTACGCCAAGGCAACGGAGCGCTCGCGCTTCATGTCGATGGCTGTGTAACGGAGAACAGTGATGGGGCTCTTTGACTGGTTGACGGATGCGATGGGCTCCGGCGGTAGCGGCGGTCTTGATATCGCCGGCATGGGCATGGGGAATATTGTCAGTGGTGGCAACCCGATGCAGCCGGGACCGTCACCGACAATCATGAACCCCATGACAGGGGGGGAGGAGCCGCGCCGGCACCTCCCGCCGTTGCCGACCGGACCGATTCCCCCCATGCAGATGGCAGGCATGGACCGGCCTCTCCCGCCTGACCCCATGGCGCCTGGGAGCTATCCCCCGCCGGGACTGCCTATGACGGACCCGATGCAGAGCGCGAGCTATCCGCCGACGCCCTTTCCGATGGCTGATGCGATGGCCGGCGGCTCCTATCCGAACCAGCCCCCGATGCCGCCCGGCGGCGGCAAGCGCGTTCCGGTCTACGGTGGATCGACCGAAGCGCCTCCCGGCCCGCCGATGAACATCACCCCTCCGTTGCCACCTGGAGCCGATCCCGCGTCCGCAATCGCCTCGTATCGCAAAGCCGGCGGGACCATGATGGACCCCGGCCGCCCGGATATCGGCGGGCCTGATCCGGGGCCGATCGGTCGCGCGCTCGGCCTCGATGCCAACAAGATGAAAACCCTTACCGGCTCCCTTGGAGCCGGCCTCAAGGCTGCCGGCGCAAACTCCAATAAGGGCCGCGGTGCGGCCTTCATGGGGACCGCTGGCGCCGCGATCGAGGGTGGACAAGGGCGTGACGACAAGACGGTCGAGCAGCAGGGTAAGGTGCTCGACCGCGCTACCCGTGCCAAGGAAGCGGAGCGTCGCTCGGCTTCTGCTGATATCACCGACCAGTTGAACATTTCCCGCACCAAGCTCGCCGAGGAACAGGCCAAGATGGCCAAGGCGGGGGGAGGCCCCAACAGCGTCATGAATAGCGCGCCGCAGCTTTACCTGCGGGCGATGGGGCTTGTGAACAACGATCCCGAGGTCAAGCTCGCAAAATCCGCCTACGATTCCGCGCTCAAGCTGGGCGACGCAGAATCGAAGGAGGTCAAGGCAGCGAAGAAAACGCACGAGGACTTGGTGAAGGCCAAGACCAAGGCGCATTTCGAGGCGCTCGGAATCGATCCGAAACTGGCGGACAAGCTCGGCAAGCAGCCGGGCATGTCGCAGGAAAACCCGATGGCAACGAAGGGCATGACGCAGCAGCAGCTTAACGCTCTGCCGCCCGGCACCTGGGTCGTCGGTCCCGATGGAAAACCCTTGAAAAAGAAGGGTCCGCCGGCTGGTGCAGGTGGCGCGAATCAGCCCGCTCCTGCACCATCCATGACACCCGCAGTCCAGCCTCCAATCCCGCCCGCCCGCAACATGGCGATGGCGCAAATGGGGGCCGACGATGAGGAAGAATAAAGGTGGCTTTTGAAGATTCGCTGATCGGTTCTCACGACTTCGATCCCGTAACAGCGCAGGACGAACTCCTCCGCCGCCAGATGGGTGAGCCGCTGCCGGCCACCCTCGAAACCCGCGATCTCAACACGCGGATGCTGCGCAAGCTCGGCCGCGAGCCGCTGCCGCGCGAGGTCTCTCCGGGCCTGATCGGCCCGGCCAAGACCCAAACCCCCTCCCAGCAAGAACTCGACTTCACCGGCTTTGAGCCGGCCCCTGACGCTCCGCAGACGCCGGAGACCCTTGATTTCTCGGGCTTCGAGCCCGACGAGCCGCCGAAGCCTGCCGAAAAGGTGCCGGAGCACTACGCCATCACCCGCGGCTTTGTGTCCGGCATCATGAAGGAAAACCCCGAGGGCCTCGCCGAGACCCTCGAAGGTCTCAGCCACCTCGGCCCGGCCGATCTGAAAGACTCGCTGCAAGGCGCCTCGAAGGAGGTTGCCGGCCTCGCCAAGCTCCGTCCCGAGGAGTACGCGAAGAAGTCCGGCTCGATGTGGGATATCAAGTCGGTCGGCGACGCGCTCACCTGGGCCGGCGAGACGCTCGGATCGGGTCTTGCCTCGACCGTGCCGTCGCTGGCCGGCGGCACCGCTGGCGCCGTGGTTGGTGGTCGCGTGGGCGGCAAGACCGGTGCAGTGGTCGGCGCTACCGCCGGCGCTTCGGTGCCTTCCGCGGTGCTCAACTATGGCGAGGTCTACAAGGCGCTGAAGGACGAGAAGGTTGCTCCTGAAGATGCTGCGCAGTATGCCGCGCTGGCCGTCGGTCCCATGACGGCTCTCGACGTTGCCTCGCTCGGCCCGATTATCGGCCGGCTGGGCGGCATCAAGGAGGTGCAGAGCCAGCTTGCGCGCGGAATTGCCAAGCGGATCGCGGCCGAAGCAGCCAAGGGTGCCGGTCGGGAGGGCCTGACCGAGGGCATTCAGGACGTGATCGAGAAGGCTACGGTCTCGTGGGCCTCCGGCAAGCCGTTCCTGACCGAGGAGACGCTCAAGAGCGCGCTCGAAAACGCGGCCGGCGGCGCGCTGGTCGGCGGCGTCACGGGCGGCGCCTCCGGCATCAAGCCCGACAACATCGCGGCTGGTCCCGCTCCTTCGCCGGCTCCAGGCCCCGGCGCTCCCGGTGGCCCGCTGGGCGGTCCCGGTGGGCCTTCTGGAGCGGCTCCCGGCCCCGGCCCGCAGTCCTCGCCCGAGGACATTGCCGACTTTGTGCGGCAGGCCCAGCAGGGCAACCGCAACCAGCAGACCGCGAGCGGCCCCTCCCAACAGCAGGCGGATCCCGACCCGGCTGATCTGAGCGATGCTGATCTGTCGGCCGCCTTCCAGCAGACCCGAGACCTGTTCGGCGGTGCCAGCCTCGACGACATTCTCCGCCAAGGCGGCTGGATGGAGGGCTCCCTAGATCACCTCGACGATCGCGGCAAGGTGGTCGAAGCGGTCAAGATCGGGCGCGAGAAGGCCACCGGCACGGGTAAATTCGCGCCGGAGAACACCGGGCCGGAGCCCGGACAGCAGCCGGACACGTCCGGCCCGCAGCAGGAGGGCTTGAAGCCGCAGCCTCCCGCGGATCACCGCCAGTACGCGACCCTGCGCGAATACGGCTACTCCGACGAAGATATCGGCAATATGTCGGCGGCGCAGCGCTCGCGCGAGGTGCTCGATGCCGAGGCCGAGGGCATCAAACCCGACGAGGCCATGAAAAAGTACGCGCCTCCGGTGGCGGAATCCGTCACTGGAAGCGCTGGCACGCGCGACAAGCCGATCGTCGCCGAGACCGCGGAGCATGTGCAGGCGGCGCAGCCGGTCGAGCCCAAATCCGACGCCCAAGCGCAGGCCGAGAACTACAAGCACGCCCATGTCGAGCTTCCCGCGCTCGGTCTCGTCGGCAAGCATTCGATCAGCGTCGAGACCGGCGCCGGCCAGACCCGCCGTGGCGTCGATCCTTCGGGCAAGGCGTGGGAGGTGGTGCTCAAGCACGCCTATGGCCGGATCAAGGGAACCAAGGGCGCTGACGGGCAGCCGCTCGATATCGTGATCGGCCCCAACCCGCAGAGCCAGCATGTCTTTGTGATCGATCAGCACGAGCCCGGTAAGGGCTTCGATGAGCACAAGACTTTTGCCGGATTTGACACCCCGCAGCAGGCCATCGTGGCCTACGCCGGCATGTATAACGATCAGGGTGCCGGCCGCATTGGCCACGTTACGGCGTTCACCCCTGAACAGTTTGAGGCCTGGAGGCAAGGTGACACCACCAAGCCGCTTGGCCCCAAAGCACCATCGGCCCCCAATACCACGGCAGGAGTGGGGGCCGATGCGCGTGCTTTGACTGAGGCGGGCACCGTCTCTCCCGTCCCGAAGGGTTCCTCGTTGCCGGGGGGCGATGGCAACGAGCCCGCCTCTACAACGCATGAAACTGCGGCGGAGTCTGGTCAAAAAGAGACAGTTTCGGAAATTATTCCGCCGGGCCGCCTGACGGCGGAGCCGGCGCAGGACCATCACGATCAGATCGAGGCGGTGCTCGGCGAGGACTATCACCGTGTTGCCGAGGTGGATATCCAGCGCGCGGCCGAATTGATGGCCGAGAATGAGGGTATGAGCGCGGAGACCGCGTTCGGGCAGGCCGTGATCGAAAACGCTGTCGATCAGGGCTTCCTCACGGAACAGGAAGCGGAGCAGGCCTATGGCGAAAAAGTCAAAGACGTATTGGACGCCGGACGCGAAGGGGCATCTGAACGCGGGGAAACTGTTGTCGGCGAAGGCACCGAACCTGTCGAAGTCTCCTCCGGTGGTGCAGAAGAAACTGGCGTCATTCCGGGCAGCAGCGAAGATAGCGGCGCGGTCGAAGATGTCAGCGCAGTCGAAGCCGCCGACAATCAAGACCGTGAACAGCATGACGCCGAACGCGCCGACGCCGACGCCGAACGCGAAGCCGGTGGTGCAGCCGATGAAGAAGCCCCCAACGCCGCCGAAGTTGCCAACCAGCGGCACCGTTACGCCGTAGACCGCGCTACCGACGAGCGCTGGAAGGAGCTTGTCGATGCGACCATCGATCAGGTGCATCCGGGCGATATCTTCGCAGCGACGCGCCTCAACATCGAGCTTGGGTCGCTGACGACAAAGAACGCCCGCGCGATGTTGGAAGCGATGGGCGAGGAGGAAATCCCCAAGGAAGAATCGATCGATATTCTTGCTCGCAGCAAGATCGAGCAGTTGCAGGGCGGCAAGAAGGTGGCGTTTCCGTACAAGGACGAGAACGCCCAGGGTCGCATGTGGGCGACGATCGTCGGCTTCGAGGATGGATACATCAACTCGAAGGGGCCGACCAAGAAGCTCGAAAAGCTGATTGCCAACCCGCCGCCTCCGTTGCCGCCTCTACCAGAAACCAGCGACAACCTCCCTGCCGGGCGCAATGATCTGTACGTTGAGATCGAGGGCAAGCGTTTGCCGATGGCGAGCTATGCCCAGGCTTCCGAGGCTTACGTCCGTGCGATCGAGCAGACCGGAGCCACCGCTAGCGGCGAGACCGGACCGAAGGCTCCATCGCTGAACATCACCGATAGCAACGGCAAGATCGTTGCTCATATCTCCTATAACGGCAAGGTATGGAGTGGGCCAGCCGAGAAGGCGTTTGGCGGCGATGCCACCCTGCTCTATAACCCGACCGAGCGCGGTGCCGGCGACAAGCAGTCGGAACCTTCCGCCGCCAAGATCGAGGATACCGGCGAAAAGATCGGCGGTGCCCGCAAGGATCAGTGGGCAGGAGGCCTGTCTCTCGACGACTACGAGAAGATGACCGGGCCGGAGCAGGCAAAGAACCTCACCAAGGACAAATTCTTTCCGCGGCCAGACTATCAGGCCATGGTCGCCGATGGTGTCGATCCGCTTGCCGCTGCGCTGATGAAGCGCATCTATGACCGTCTGCCGTCGAAGCCGAACCACGATCGCTACCGCGGGTATGACGATGGCTCCAAGGCTTACATCGAGGCGCTTGGCAAGGTGCGTGAGGCCTTCAAGAAAGCCAAGACCGCCGACGACGTGAAGAAAATCGACGACGCCGCCGGCATCGATTGGAGCAGCAAGGGCATCATCTATCCGATCGGCGGGCGCATGAACCCGCTGGCGATCGGCTGGAAGGATGAACGCGCGGCCAAGGCAGCGGTCGAGCAGGGCTTTCCGAACATGGCGGCATGGCAACGCCTGTTCGAGGTGCAGCACCGCACGATCTATCCGTCCAGTGCTGATAGGGCAAAGGGGATCACCGAACCGCGCGAGCGCTGGTTGGCACTGCGCAAAACCGGCGGTCGCATCGGCAACGAGGATGGGTATGTCACCAAGGAAGAAGCCGAGGCTGTAGCCAAAGAGGCGTACGATAAGCTCGGCGATGAGCGCAAAAAGGGAGACGAGGAGCCGAAGCGTCCGTTCCTCGAACACGTTTTCCGTTCCGGCCCCGACTACCGCGACGGCAAGGATATCACCGCGGAGCAGTTCCAAGAGACGTTTGGTTTCCGCGGCGTCGAGTGGGGCAATTATGTCACCCAGAAGGAGCGCCAGCCTCTCATCAACCATGCCTACGACGCATTGCAAGACCTTGCGCGCGTCCTGAAAATCCCGCCGAAGGCGATCTCGCTGAACGGCACCCTGGGCGCCGCGTTTGGTGCGCGCGGGCGCGGCGGCAAGGCCGCGGCTCACTACGAGCCGTCCTACGTCGTGTTCAACATGCAGAAGATGAACGGCGCCGGCTCGCTGGCGCACGAGTTCGGGCACGCACTCGACCACTATCTCGGCGAGTTGGGCACCCCGAACGCTTACAAGGGGGCGGCGCAGTGGGCGAGCGGCGGCGACGCGGAGCCCAATATCAGCAAATTCAGGGCTGGGGATTTCAGGGATCAGAACCGCCACCTGCCGCCGAAGCTCCGCACCGCGGTCAACCGCGTGCTGCAAGGTCTGATTGGCGTCGAGGAAAGCGATGCGCTGTTCGAGCAGCGCCTCCGCGCCGAGATCGAGCGCGGGCGTGAGGTGCAACAGGGATGGCGCGATGCCTTGAAGCGGTATCGCGAGCGCAAGGCCTCGGGCGGCTCCGGAGCCGGCATGAAGAAGGCCGAAGATCAGATCGGCATCTGGGAGCGTCACCTCAAGATGCTGGAGCGCGATCTGGAGCAGGGCCGGAAGAAATGGACCTACTCCAACTACTACCGCGAGGCCGAGAAGCTCTCGGGATCGACCGGCAACTACTGGAAGCGGCCGGTCGAGTTGTGGGCGCGTGCGTTCGAGACCTATGTGTTCGACAAGCTGGCCGAGGAAGGCTTCGAGAGCCAGTATCTTGTTCATGGCACTGAGGCCAACCGCTTCGGTAACGGCTTCAAGGGCAACCCGTTCCCGACCGGTGACGAACGCAATGCGCTGATCGCCAACTTCGATCGCGTCGTTCGCGCGCTCAACGTCACCGATGGCAAGAAGATCGAGAGCCAGCCGGGAGAGCCGGAGCCGGTCGAGACCGTCACCAAGGTATTCAAGCCGACTCCGCAGCCGTCTTTCCAAGAGGAAGCCGAGGCGGTGGCCGCGGATTCTGCCAAGACGCTCGATCAGGCCTTCCAGGCACATTTCACGGGCGGCGGCAGCTTCGACAACATCCTGTCTGCGCGCCGCTTCGCCAAGGAGCGCGGCTTTGCCGAGGATGCCAAGAGCGTCGAGGAGGCGCTGGAGTTTGGCATCGTTAAGGCGGCGCGCTCGATTGCCTCCAACGAAACGATGCGGCCGGACGAGGTATACTCCACGCTGGTTAGCCTGTACGGCAAACAGCCGAAGCTCGGCACGCGCACCTCGACCAGCGTGCGGGATCAGGCCTACTCGACGCCGGTCCCGCTGGCCTATCTGGCCGGCAGGCTGGCCGGCTTCGATGGTACCGAGAAAATTGTCTACGAGCCGACGGCCGGTAACGGGGCTCTGCTCCTCGCCACCAACCCCAAGGGCGTCTATGCCAACGAGCTTAACCCGGAGCGCGCCAAGAACCTGCGCGAGCAGGGCTTCTTTGTTGGCACCAATGACGCCTCGGCACCGTGGTCCGGCAAGCCGCGTTCCTATGACGTGGTGATTGCCAACCCGCCGTTCGGGCCGGTCAAGGAAGGCGGGCTCACCAAGGAGTTCAATCTGCAAGCCGAGACCGGTGTCCCGTACCGGACCAGCCAGATTGACCATGCCATTGCGATTCGTGCCTTGGAGGCCATGAAGGATGACGGGCGGGCGGTCCTGATCGTCGGCGGCGTCCACAAAATGGCCAAGACCGAGCAGGGCCGGGCTGACGCCTACAATGCCAAGGACAAGCGCGAGTTCTATAAGGCCTTGTTTGACAACTACAATGTTGCCGATCACTTCACCGTTGCCGGGGAGCTTTACGAGCGCCAGGGCGCCGGCTGGCCGGTTGACGTGATCGTGATCCATGGGCGCGGAAAGTCGGCCCGCCCCTTGCCGGCGGTGCAGCCGCCCCGTATCTATGATTCTTGGGAGGCCTTGGGAGGGAAACTCGATGGACAACAGACAGAAGGCAATGTTCGCCCGGCTGCAATTGAGGCTGGAGTCACTGCTCCAGAAACAGGGGCAGGACTGGAGGGAGGACGCGGAGCAGATTCAGCAAATGCTGGAGTTGGGCAACCCGGACCTGTCGAGCCCGTCGGCGTTCGTGGACAGCGCGGAGAGCGAATTGGCGTCACTGGCGAGGCAGGCAGTGGCAAACCGGATGAGTCCGGGCGATCTGGACAAGATCAGCAGCCCGCTCGATCTGGTGAGCAACCTGCAACCGTAGACGATTTTGACGCGGCGTTTGACGCCGCGCTCGATGCAGCTTTCGGCCCGGCAGCGACGACCGGCGACGCCACACAAACGGCGGGAGAACGGCCCGGATCGCGGCGACCAAAGCCCACCAGTGCCGGGCCGAAACCCACTTCCGAAGTTGCCAAGGATACGGCGAAGGCCGCGGTTGACGCGGCCGATGAAGCCTTCTCGGCGCTCTATCAGTTGTTCGGTGGCGGCAAGACCGTCGCCATGGGCGTAGTGTTCGACGAGGACACCTACAAAAAGGCAAAGCCGCACTTCGAGGCCGCCGCCGACAAATTCTCCGAGTTCAAGAACAACCTCGGTGAGTTGCTAAATCGCATGGTGGCGCACCTGCGCGACGTGATGCAATTCACTCGCGAGGCCATGGAGCGCATCAAGCCCTACCTCAAGCGCTTCATCGAGGACATGCGCGCCGCCGAGGAGCAGGAGCCCGTTCGCAAGGAAGCCATCAAGGCGGCTCCGACCGAGACCGAAAATCAGGTGGTCTACAAGCCGCGCTCCAAGGTTACCGGCCTCGATACGCTGGCTCCGGTCAACATGGCAAAGCCCATGGCAGACTCGCTCGATGCGCTGGAGACGCGCGTCGGCCCGCTCGATGCGTTCGTTGCCAAGGAGCTTGGCTATAAGCCGGAGGAGTTGGGAACCTATTTCGGCGCCGAGCAGGTGGACGCGCTCGCGCTCGCGATTGACAATATCAAGGCCGGCAAGGGCTTCATCATCGGTGACCAGACCGGCATCGGTAAGGGTCGCGTCAACGCCGCGATCATCCGCTGGGCGATCGTTAACGAACGTATGCCGGTGTTCGTCACCGAAAAGCCGAACCTGTACCGGGATATGTTCCGAGACCTGACGGATATCGGCATTACCGACGTGCTCAAGGGCGAGAAGCCTCGCATCCTCGCCACCAATGCCACGCTCAATCTCCCCCTGGAGGATGGCAACGGTGTCGTGCTCAAGACCGGCGATGCCAAGAGCCACAACAAGCACCTCGGCGATGTTGTGCGCGATATGCGCAAGTCCTACGACATGGTGTTCACCACCTACAATCAGACCCAGACCCAGAAGGGCGAGGAGACGGCGCGTCGCGACTTCCTGCGCACCCTCTCCAATCAGCAGGGCGGGATCGTCATCATTCTCGACGAGGCGCACAACGCCGGAGGTCAGAAGGAAACTCGCGGCGGCAAGAAGGATGAGGGAGGCAATAAGGCGCCGGCAGGACGCTCCGGGTTCCTGCGCGACATGATCCGCAACGCCAACGGCGTGTTCTACTCCTCGGCCACCTACGCCAAGCGTCCCGACGTGATGGATTTGTATTCCGCCACCGACATGGCGATGGCGGTCGAGAACATCGGCGATCTGGCCGAGGCCATTGCCAAGGGCGGCATTCCGATGCAGCAGGCGGTCGCCTCGATGCTGGCAAAGGCTGGCCAGTACATGCGACGTGAGCGCTCGTTTGCCGGCATCAACTACAATAGCCCGTCGGTGCCGGTCGATCGTGAGAACTACGACCGTATTTCCTACGCGCTGGCTGCGATCCAAGACCTCTCGAAATATGTGAAGAAGGTTGCCGATCGCATCAGCCAACAAATCCGCTCCGAGGCCGGCGCGGTTGCCGGCGACATGGCAGTCGGCGATGCCGGCGCATCGTCGAGTAACTTCACCGCTGTCATGCACAACGTCATCAACCAGATGCTTCTGGCGATGAAGTCGCGTTGGGCAATCGACCATGCCATCAAGGTCATCAAGGCTGGCGAAAAGCCGGTGCTGACGGTCGCCAACACCATGGAGGCCTTCCTCGAAGATTATGCCGACCAGCTTGATCTGAAACCCGGCGACGAAATGAGGGGCGATTTCAGCCATGTCCTCAAGAAGTATGCCGATCGCTCCCGCACCATCCTCATCAAGAAAGCGCACCGCGCGAAGGGCGAGAAGCCGGAGCGGCATTACCTGACCGATGAGGAGCTTGGCAGCATCGGCAAGCAACTGTACGACCGCGCGATCTCGATCATCGAAAGCGCCGATCTGTCCGGCCTGCCGCTGTCTCCGATCGACTACATCAAGGGCGAGTTGAAGAAGGCCGGATACGATACCGGAGAGATCACCGGTCGCACCCTGGCCGTCGATTACACCGGTAAGGTTCCGGTGTTTTCGTCGAGGCCCGGCGGAGAAAAGACCGCGAAGGGCCGTACCGAAACCCTGAAACGCTTCAACTCCCGCCCGAAGCGCGGTGGCTATCACGCCATGATTATCAATCAGGCCGGCTCGACCGGCCTGTCGGCACACGCCTCGTCCACCTTCGACGATCAGTCCAAGCGCCGCATGTTGATTGTGCAGCCCGAGGGCAACATCGACACCCACATGCAGATTCTTGGCCGCATCAACCGCACCGGTCAGGTGGTGTTGCCGGAATACGATCAGCTTGTCGCCGATATCCCGGCCGAGAAGCGCCCGGCAGCGAACCTTGCCAAGAAGATGGCTTCGCTGAATGCCAACACCACCGCGTCGCGCACCTCGGCGGTCACCTCCAAGGACACGCCTGACTTCATCAACCAGTACGGCGACGAGATCGCGGCGAATTGGGCTAGCGACAACCCCGAGCGCAACTTCCGCCTTGGTATGCCGATCAAGATCAGCGAGGAGGGTATCCCTGACAAGGTGGATGCGATGCGCAAGCTCACCGGCCGCATCCCGCTCCTGCCGTTGAAGGAGCAGGAGGCTCTCTATGAGGAGTTGGAGAGCGAGTACAAGGCTCTGATCGACCAGCTTGACGCAGCCGGCGAGAACGCACTCGAAGCCAAATCGCTCGATTTGAAAGGCCGCCTTGTCGAGTACATGGAGGTGCAGGGCAGGAAGAATGATAGCGGGTCGCCGTTCGCGGCTCCCGTCATCATGCAGAAGGTCTCGATCGCGCGCCTGGGCAAGCCGTTCAAACCGGTCGATATCATCAACAAACTGCGCGAGGCGATTGATCCAGACGAGGCCGCCGCCGCGAAGTTCGGCGACGGAACTCCTATTGAAAATCTGGCGACAAAGCTCAAGGCATTCTCGGACCCTTACAGCGCTGACGGTAAAAAAGCCTCGGATATCTGGCGTGCGCAGCGTCAGGGGACAATCGATCGCTTTACCTCCTACAGCCGTGAAATCCTCGACGATATCGAGACCGCCGAGAAGCAGGCAACCGAGAAGGAAAAGCTCGACAAAGCAAAGACCCGCTGGATCAGTGCTCATGACTTGGTTCCGATCGGCCGTCGCGTTGTCATCAAGACGGCAACCTCGAACCTGACCGGCATCGTTCTTGACGTGAAGCAGACCGGATCGCCAAAAAACCCGATGGCGATGGGCTCTTGGAAGGCAACCTTCGCCATCGCCGACGCTACGCGTCAGATGGTGATCCCGTTCTCGCGCATCTTCCCGACCGGAGGCGCCAACGCGGATTCCAACACCGACGTTGAAATCGAGCCGATGACTGATTGGTATGAGACCTATCAGCAGACGCTCGACAAGTTCCTGCACATGCAGTCCGAGGCCCGCGAGGAGCGCTGGATCGCTGGTGGCAACATCCTGGCCGGCTATGACTGGCTCGACAAGAAGGGCGCGATCGTCAACTACACCAGCTATCGCGGCACCGTTCATCAAGGCATTCTGACTGCACGCGGTTTTGACCCGGCCAAGCAGGCCATCGACCACGGTGCCATCGAGCGCAACCCTGACAAGATTCGCGAGTTTCTCGAAAGCGGCGAGCGGCTTCACGCCAAAGACGGAAATATTTCGATCCAGAAGGGCGCGCGCTATTCCAATGACTGGATCGTGGTGGCGCAGAAGGCCAAGCAAAAGGGCGGCAAGTATTATCTCGACAAGGCGTTGACCGACCTGATCGGTGATTTCTCGTCGAAGGGCGGCAACATGGTTGCCTACCTCTATCCGACAAACTTCAATCAGGGTGTGCGCCGGCTGATGGAGCTTGGCGCCGAGTTCCGCCTGCCGACCAAAAGGCCGGAGACCGTCAAGGTCACTCCGCGCAAGGACGATGAACCGCCGGCCGGAGACGAGCCGTTGCTGGCGACCGTTCGTCAGCAGTACAATCTGGAAGATCACCTCACCCCCGAGCAGATCGCGCGAGCCAAGGAGCTTGTGATCCAGGCCGTGCGTCGGATGCTGGGCGACCGTGCCAATGTCGGATTCCTCGACCGGCCCGCGGTGCTCACCGATGCGATGAAGAAGGCATGGGGGATCGGCAACGAGGCCGTGGCGCAGTTCAAGCCGTGGAGCAAGCTCATCGAGTTTGCCATGGACTCAAACCTTGAGACCAATGTGCCTCACGAGGTCTATCACTTCGTCGAGTACCTGCTCCAGACCGATGCCGAGCGGGCGCTGATGCAGCGCGAGACCCCGCGCATCCGCGAAGCGATCAAGCCGTATGCCTCGGCCAAGTACAGCATTTCCGACGAGCAGATCGATCGCCTCTCCGACGAGGAGGTCCGTGCGATCGGTATGGAGGCCTTCGACCAAGGGCAATTGCGCGGCGCTCACCTCGGCGTCCGCCGCTGGTATCAAAAGCTCTGGGATGCCCTGCGCTGGCTGGCCGCCAAGCTCCGCGGCATGGATGTGAAGTGGCCGGAGTTCAGCACTGCCGGTGATATCTATCAGAAGGTCAGGACCGGAGGGTATCGCGAGGCTCCGGGCACGACGCCGCGTCCCGAGGCCGAGCAGCAGGAGGCCGCTGCAATCCGCCCCGGCGGCGCGCGCCCCGGCCCGCAGCCACAGAACGAGACGATCTCCGAGCAACTGATGGACCGCGGCCATGACATGCTGTCTGGTCTTTCCAACCGCCTCGGCATCGGCCGCTTCAACACCACCGAGGCCCGCACGCTCCTGCAAGACAAGTTCATCCGCGTCAGGCGCGCGGAGGAATCGGTCGGCGGGGTGCCGTCGCCGCTGTCGGCGTATCAGGCGGAGAGCCTGTATTATGGCCGTACGGGCGAGCGGCTGGAGCGGCTGGAGAAGGACCATTTCGAGCCGCTGATCGAGGCGATGCACGACGCCGATATCAGCCCCGGCGAAATGAACAACTACCTCTATGCGCGCCACGCGCCCGCGCGCAACGCCTACATTGACAGCATCAATCCCAACCTCAACGGTGAGGGCTCCGGTTGGTCGGATGCCGAGGCGGCCCGCGTGCTCGCCGGCATCCCTGCGGCCAAACTGCCGGACTATCAGCGCATCGAGCGCATGATCCGTCAGATAATCGACGACACCCGCTCGACCATGGTGGCCTATGGGCTCATCAGCCAGGAGACGGCGGATGCCTGGGAGGCCATGTATCCCGATGGCACCTATGTCCCGCTCCGCGGCTTCGCCGAAGGCAGCGAGGACGAGAACCTCGTCGGCGGCAGGCCTCGCGGATTCGATATCCGCGGCAAGGAAAGCAAGCCCGCGTTCGGCCGCAAGAGCGAGGCCGACGGTCCTCTGCACTACATCATCCAGCAGGCGCAATCGGCGATCGTCCGCGGCGAGAAGAACCGGGTCGGCAACACCTTCCTGCGCTTCGTCCGCGCCAACCCCGATCCTGACCGCTGGCAGGTAAACGCTCCGACGCTCAAGCGCCGCATCGACGCGCGTACCGGGCTCGTGACGTATTACGCTGATTTCAACTACCACATGGAGCCGGATGCCTTTGTCACCAAGGTCGGCGGCAAGCCGATGGTGATCCGCCTCTATGGCAAGGACGGGATGAACATCGCTCGCGCGCTCAAGAGCATTGGCGCCTCCACGATGCACCCCGTCTTGCAGGTGATCCACACCCTGACGACGCTACAGTCGCGGCTTTCTACGCAGTGGAACCCCAACTTCACCCTGCCCAACTTCGCCCGCGACTTCGGCGAGGCCTTCATCAACCTGCAAGAGCAGGATCAGCAGCGCTTTGTGACACAGTTCATGAAGCACGTTGCCCCGGCGCTGGCCGGCTCCTTCCGCGCGCTCAACGGTGCGCCGGCCGGCAACCCCTATGTGGATGCCTTCCGCGAGTTTGATCGCGTCGGCGGCCGGGTCCGATTCTTTGGTCTCGACGATCCCGACCAGATCAAGAAGAAGGTCAACAGCATGATGCGCCGGCTGGAGGGCGGCGGCTTCCAGTCTGTCATGAACCTCGCGCGCACCGTTGGCGAGGCCTTCGAGGTGGTCAACGGATCTGTGGAGAGCGCTACGCGCCTTGCTGCCTATATGGCCGCCCGCGATGTTGGCATGTCGGCACCTGACGCCGCGATGCTGGCGCGCAACATCACCGTTGACTTCAACAAGCGCGGCGAGTGGGGGCCGGCAATCAACGCGCTATTCATGTTTGGCGGTGCCTCGATCCAGGGCACGGCCCGCCTCGGCCGGGCACTGATGCACAAGCGCGTGCGGAGAGCCGCCTATGCGCTGGTAGCGATGGGCGCTGTCGGCGCGCTCTATAACATGATGGCCGGCGGTGACGACGACGACGGCACTCCCTACTACTCCAAGATCAAGCCGTGGATTCGCGACAAAAACCTCATCATCATGTGGCCGAAGGGGTATGGCCACGATGGCAAGTATGTGAAAATTCCGCTGCCGTTTGGCTTTGCGCCGTTCCATGTCATGGGCGACCGTGCTGCCGGCGTTGCGCTGGGTAAGGACAAGATCGGGCAGGCTGCTCATTCCGTGCTCGCCTCGGTGGCTGATGCCTTCAATCCGGTCGGCGAGGAATCGAGCCTGTGGTCGATGCTGGTGCCGAGCCTGCTGCGGCCGGGCCTGCACATTGCCACCAACCTCAATTGGACCGGCAACCCGCTTTACCCGGATCACGACTACAACAAGACCAAGCCGGACGCCGAGAAATACTACCGCTCCAACAGCGATTTCTCGAAGTGGGCGGCGCGCACGATGAACGAGGCGACCGGCGGCTCGAAATACAAGTCGGGCTGGATCGATGTGCATCCGGGCTCGATCGACCATGTGCTGGAGACCGTCACTGGCGGCCTCGGCAAGTTCGTGATGGACGTGGTGAAAACCGGCGGCGCGATCATCAAGGGGGAACCGTTCGACGATACCCGCGCGCCGATCATTCGCCGGTTCATCGGCTCCGCAAAAGACCCGGTTTCGGACGCTCAAGCATACTACGAGGCCCGCGAAGAAGCACGTAAAGGTGGTGGAGAAAACCTCCGAGCCGCCCGCAAGGACTTGCAATCTGGTAAGAACAGGGAGCAGGCCGAATCGTTCATCCGCGAGAACCCCAACGCTGCGCGGGCGAACGAAATCTTCAAGGCCGCCGACGAGCGCATGAAGCCGCTGCGCGCCCGAAAGGAGCGCATCGAGGAGAGCACCGAGCTTTCCCGTGAGCAGAAGCGCAAAGAGATCGACGCCGTTGTTGAGCAGATGCGTCAGGTGCAGAACGCCGCCCGCAAGCGGTATATGGAGTTGAAAGGAGCAAGGCCGTGAAACTGGACGTGCAGACTCTCCGCCGCATGTGGCCGCGCGCTCCGATGAAGAAGATCGAGACCATCGCCAGGATCAGCGAGGAAGTGTTCGCCGAGCACGGCATCGACGACGGCAATGTCGTCGCCGAGCTTATGGGCAACATCAGCCACGAGAACGGCGCCGGCACGATTGTCCGCGAGAGCGGAGCCTACAGCGAACAGCGCATCAACGAGATTTTCGGCTTCTGGAATGGCAAGTGGCGCTCCTCTGCCAAGGTGACGGCCGAGGAGGCCCGCGAGATCGCGCGCTCGCCCAACCGGGCCGAGCTTCTGTTCAATCGCGTCTACGGGCCTCACCCCTCCTCCCCGAAGCTCTCCAAGACGCTTGGCAACACCGAGCCGGGGGATGGCTACAAATACCGCGGCGGTGGCGACCTGCAACTGACCGGGCGCTACAATTACACCCGTATCGGCAATCTCACCGGGCACCCCGAGATCATCGAAAACCCGGACCTTATCGCTGATCCTGAGATCAGCTTTCGTGTGGCGGTGGCCGAGTTCGCGCTTCTGGGCTGTATCCCGCTGGCCAAGGCCGGCAAGACAAGCGCCGTTCGCGTCAAGGTCAATGGCGGCAGAAACGGCATGGAGGAGGTTATTGTCTGGGTCCGCCGCTGGAAGGCTGTGTTGCCGAATGTCGAGACGCCGGTTGATGCGCCGCGCGGGGCCGACACCGACACCAGAAGCATCCTTTCATCCAAGATCGTGCAGAGCGCCGCCGGCACGGCGGTTTCGGCTGCGACCGCGGGCGCCGCGCGCTATGCCGAGACAGCCGGCACCGAGACCCAGAAGGTCGATATCAACGCGGTGGCCGAGAAAATCCAGCAGGCCTCCGACACCGTGACAACCGTGACAGTCGCGAAGGACAACGCCGTGGCGATCGTGCAGACCGTCAAGCCGCTGTTCGGGCTGCCGGCATATGTCTGGACAAAGATCGCGGTGGTGGCTGTGGTCGTTTCCTTCGGCTGCATCGCCTGGACGTTCTACGAGCGCTGGAAGCGCCGGCAGGAGTGGGGCGAATGACCATCTTCGGCATCGGCTGGCTGTGGTGGCTGCTGGGCACCGTCGGGATTGGCGGTGCCGCGGCGCTGTTCTTTCTGGCGCCGGCCGTGTTCGGCGTGGCCCTCCGCGCTGTGGTTCAGGCGGTCAGCTATCTGCTGTCCACCCGCTGGGGATGCGCGCTGCTGGCCGCAGGCCTCGCCTTTGCCGTCGCCGATATCCATCGTTCGATGAAGGATGCGGCGATCTGGGAGGAGCGGGTAGCCGAGTTCAATCGCCAACAGGAGGCGCGCGACCAGCGCATTGCCGAGGAGACGCGGGCCGCGGTCGAGAAGGAAATCGAGGCCGCCAAGAAAGACGACGCGGCGATCGACACCACGGTCAGCAAGACCATTGAGGAGTTCAAGCATGTGGAGCCTGTGCCTGCGCTGGGCAATCCTTTCCGCGTTGGGGATGATGCTTGCCGGCTGCGCGAAATCGTCGGGCAAGCTGGATGTGAATCTAAAGGGGGCAATGGCCGCGTGCCAACGCCTCGGAGGCGCCCAGACGGTGCCTCCGATAACCGCCGACTCTGATTACCGGGAGGTAGCAGTCTATGCGCTCGCTGGAATCCGTAAGGCAAATCGGGCCGATGCCGCCCGGACTCGCTGCGAAAATGCCGTCGTCAAAAAGTACGCCGCGGCCGGGAAGGGTGCGGACCTTCTTGGAGCGTTTAGAGGACGCGATCGGCTGGCCGATTGATCTGATCTTCCGGCATTTCGAGAAGCGACTGTTCGAGCTTGCCATGACGGTGTGCATGATAGGCGACGGCATCCTGTTGATGTTGTCACCCTCCTCGATCGAAGCGAGCGCGTTTCGTTATCTGACGCAGGCCATGCCGCTGTGGCTTTGCATGTCTATTTTCCTTGGACTCGGCGGGGTTCGTTTCGTCGCACTTGCTCTCAACGGGCATTGGATGCCTTGGGGTGCCTATGCCCGAGCGGTAGGTGCGGTGGCCGGAGCCGTCATGTGGGGGCAGATGAGTGCTGCCCTCTGGACGTTCGGCATGTGGAACGAGAGGCCCTTCTCTCCTGGCATTCCGATCTACACCACGTTGGCGCTATTCGAGATTATCTCGATGTACGTCGCGCTGATCGGAGCCCGGACCAATGGAATACGTCATTAAATGGGCCTTGGCGTTCGTCGATAAGGTACCGCCGATCCCGGTGTCGAATCTGCTCGCCTTCATCATCATAGCGCTGCTGATTGCGGGGCTGGTGAGGAAGGCAATGAGGTCACCACCGCCTGTTGAATCGACGGAATCGTCTCCCATCGTCACCTTGAACGCCGGAGGCATCTACACCATCCTCGTCAATGTCGAGATCGAGTTGGCGAAGGTGTCGAAGCGGCTCCAGATTTTGAATGATGAGGTTGAGGTGATCGGCTCTATGCTGCGCCGTCGGCATCGAACTGTGAATAACCGGAAGGGCCGTGGTGCCAAAATGGGAGGGAAGGAGTAGGGTAACTGTTCTCTCGCGTCCCAACGCAGAGTGCCCTCCTTGGGCGTTTCCTCCCTTGACTTAAAAGGGGCCGCCTCACAGCGGCCCCCTTTTTTTGTCGTGCCCTATGCCGTGCGTGCCGCGCGCTCCGCCTCGGTCTCGGCCTGAGCCTCCTTCACCTCCTTCATGTCCGTCATGATCTGATGCGCCTCGGCGGTGAGCGCATTGATGCCGGACATGGAAGCGGCAAGGCGGATCAGCTTGCGCTGATAGATTTTGCCGTCCTGCCGCTCCTGATCGAGGGCGTCTTGCAGCAGATCGACCTTGTTCTGCAAGGCGTCAACCTTGCGCTTCAACTGATCGTTCTCGGCCATCGTCGCCGTGTAGGCCGCCTCGATCGCCTTGATCTCGGCAAAGGCCTGGGCGTGACGCTGCGATGCCGGGCCAACGCCGGCTCCGCCGCCACCGCCCCCGCCGCCGCCATTCTGTGGAAGCGGTCTCATAGGTGCTCCGTTCATGTCTTTCTCCTCTTTTCAAAGCCGCGCGACTGGATAGTTCGCTTCTTCGGCGGGCGCTCGTCGCGTGGCGTCAGCAAGCGCCGCTGAAACTCCTCGTGCTCCTTGCGGATGCGCTCGCCCTTGGCGTAGCGCGGCACGTCGATCTTGGCAGTCTTTTCCCGGTGCGGTGCGATCAGCATCGGGGTCAGGTTCCAGTGCTCGTCGGCGCCGCCGTGGGCGTGCAGGATGGTGTGGTCAAACTGGAACAGCGACACCACCTGCTCGGCGCTCATGAGCTTGGCGTGCTCGACCGGGATGCCGGCAATCTCGCGCAAGGCGGCAGCCAGCAACTCGATCGGGCGAATCTTCTTACGCGAAGCCATCGCGCTCGTCTCGCATACGGTCATATTCGGCGTCAGGATCGCGCCACCTGATATCGCACTCTCCGGTGCAACGATCAGGCCGCCAGCCGCCGCGGCAAGAATACGGCGTCGCGCCGCAAAACTCGCAGTTGTCGTCGGCAGGATTGTGGGTTTTCCAGTCGTCATAACTCACGGCGTATCTCCACGTTCTTGTGTGGCGAGCGCTTCGATTGCCTCAAATATTGCCATGGCCGTAGCATACTGAGACTGTTCTGGGTTGTTAGCCATGGAACCAAGCAGATGCTGTTCTCCGTTCACTTCAATTGCCGCACCTCTCGCGCATGACAATGCGATCTGAGAACAGGATTCCAATGCATCCTTTTTACCGCGCTCATAGGCGTCTCTATCAATTGCATCTAGATCAATCATTTCTCACCGCGTTCTTTCGATGGAACGGCCGCCAATTCCAGGCGCCTGATTACGTCGTCCAGCGTGCGAGCAAGTGTTGTCTGTTCTTCGCCTGCGCTACCGCCGATCTTCTGTGCCAAGGCATGCGATACCAGCGAAAGCTTCTTCAGCGCTATCAATTCGATGCCCGAATAACTGACTGTGACGGTTGCTTGGTCGTAGATGTTCACTTCGCGCCTCCCGCGTCATCCTGGTTGACGGCTGAGAGAGGGCCAATCGCAATGGCATTAATCGCGTTCACGACTTCATCTACGGCTTGACGCGAAACTATAACCATGACGCCATCCTCGTCGCATTGCTGCTGATGGCACGCCAAATTTTCAACAGCCGGCGCTATCTTATCCAGCGCCTCTCTCGCTTTTCGTAGAGAGTGTTCTGCCGCTTCTTTTGCTCTCCGTTCTTTTCGGAATAGCTTGTATGCTTCAATGGAACTGCGGTCATCGCTCATATCGGCGGTCCTTTCATCCATGGCGCATCCCTTCATATCGTTTGTCAGCCGCCAGTTCATTGAAGCGGCGGAGGAGGTCTTTGTGGTCGGCATTGATCCAGCCGGCCATTTCGTTCACAGCGCGGTTGAAAAACTGATCGAACACGGCTTGCGTCATGCTCTCGACGGCGATCGACTGCGCCTCGATGTGAATGCCGCCATCGATATCGACCCATGTGTCGGTGAAGCCAAGGCGGATTGCTATGTCCCGCTTGATGGTTTCCTTGGGAATGTCGGTTGATTCCGACACGATCCCCACGAGCGCCCAGAACAGCTTTAGCTGCTCGATATTGCGAGCGCCGCGAATGATGCCGATCACCTCGGCACCATCCTTGACGGCCAACAGGGCCGCGAGCGAATCCTCGTCAGCAGGGACGAGGGTCCGCCCTTCTCGACGGAGGATTACCTTCGTCATTCGCCCATCACCCTCGCAAGGTGAGCGCGGACGATCTTGACGGCATCAGCCCAAGCCTCCTGCGACACCTCCCCTTTCTTCGGCGTCATATATTTGGCCTGTGCCTCGCTCAAGCTCTCCGCGTCCTCGCAGGCAGCGAAGGCGTTTTCGAGCGACTCCAGCCACAGCTTGGTTTCGTCGCTGGCGTCGGCCGCCTCCTCCTCGGTCGGCGGCGGGGGAGCCGCGCGGCGCTGGCGCGTCGTCTTGGGCTTCTCCTCCGCAACCTCCTTTGCAGCCTCGGCCGGCGGCTTCTCTGTCCCCAGGAGCTTCACCTCCAGACGATCCATGAAGTCGATCAGGTCGTTGTAAATGGCTTCGCCGTCGATCGCGTCGTCCTTGAATTTTTTGATCTTCTCGAAGATCGCGACGTTGGCGCTGTACCACTTCTGGATCACGGCAGGCGTCTCGGCCTCGCCGCAAGCCTTCTTGAAGCGCTCGGCCCATGCGGTCGGGGCCTCACCATCCACCACCGGGATAACACCGGGCGTTGCCTTGCCTTCCGGGCTCGGCGGCCGGCGGGTAGGCCTCGGACGCTCGGTCGTCTGGCGCGGTGCCTCGCCTCCGGGCTCGTGCTCGTCGGCGTCATTCGCATCCTCGACCGGAATCTGGAACAGCGAAATCAGGAAGTATTTGCGCGCCGCGGTGTGGCACTTGTTGAACGTCTTGTCGTCGAAGCCGCCCTTGGAATCGCGACACCTCGACATGCCGGTGACGAGCGGCCTTTCCGGCCAAATCTGGCCGCTCTTGTGAACCACCGTAAACTCGTAGCGCACCGACACGGTGCTGCCGTTGTCGAACATGGTGCGATCAACCTCGTTCTGGAACACGACGAGGCCATGCCTGCCCATCAGCGGGGTCAACTCGGCATTGAGATCGCCGATGCGGGCATGGGCGTAGTTCTGGAATTTGTTCCAGCCCAGCTTTTCGACGGGCTTGATCTCGGCCATCACGCCGGCAATGGCCGCGATGACTTCGCCGAAATCAGTCTTGGGCAAGGCAACGCTCTGCCTGACGGCGGGGTGCTGCTCGGTATCCTCACGCACCGCCGGGGGCTGGGACGGCGGTGCGAAGCTGGCGATGGTCTCCTCGGTGTCGGGAGCCGGCGCGAGACGTGTGGGGCGTCCTGTGGTGATGGTGTCGGTATTGGTCAATTGTTCTCTCCTGTGGTTTCGACGGACTTGGCGCGGTGTACGGCGGGCGGCAACAGCTTGCCGAGCGCGTGCAATTCGCGAGCGATGTGGATGGTGGCGGCCACGTCCTCGGCTGCTTTGTGATGTTTGTCCTCGGTATAGCCGGGAGCGTTGAAATGCGCAGCCACGTCGATCAGGCGCGGGAATCCGCCCTTGCCGTTGAGTTTTTTTACCCTGATCTTGGCGGCATGCATCGAGCGCATTGCGCAGACATTCGGGGTTTCGTTGAACAAGTCAGGCATCCCGGCACGGCGCAACTCTCCGCGCAGTTGGCGTCCGTCATGCTGCATATTGAAGCCAAGAGGAACGTAGCCGGCATCCAGCGCGCCAACGTACCACAACAGGGCTTCATCGACCGGCCTACCATGCTCGCGCAGGAAGTCGAAGGTCAGGCCATTGGCCTCATAGGCACCTTGCGGCATTTCCAGCATGGGCGTCGTATCCGCCCAGACTCCGGGCTCGACTTCCTCGGCGAGCATCCAGCGCTCCGGCTGAATATACTGCTGATAGGTGTTAATGATCTCGAAGTTTTCGTTGACGACCGCCGCGGCAAACTCGGCCATGCGCGGTTGGCCGGGCTCGTCCGAGCGGGCAGTGATCTTGCTGCCGTCAGGCAGGATATTGTAGTGCCGGAACAGGCCGGTCCCTTCGGTGTCGATGACAACATACTTCATACATAACCCTCCCTTGTGGTGATACCGGGCACCGTCTGCCCCTTCTTGATAGCGCGGCCGATCAACGTCTTGAGCACGGCCACGAGTTCAGGATCACCGCGGAAATAGGCACAGACCGCGGCCTCGTCCTTGATCTCGTCGAGAAAGGTCTGCAACTCCAGCTTCGGCGCGGCGCGCGTGCCGACCGTCGGCTTGACCGGGGCCGGTTTGGTTGGCGGCGGTGGGGCCTCCTCAACCTCTGGAGCCGGAGGCTCCTCACCGCGGGCGATGGCGCGATCGGCGGCGCGCTGGTTGGCCTCCTCCTCCTCGGCCGCCTTGCGCGCGGCTTCGGCCGCGGCCTTTTCCGCCTCACGGCGGCGCTGATCCTGAAAGAGCTTGTAGGCCCTGGCGATCTCGTCCTCGGCGTCCTTGGATGCCTTCACCATCGGCGTCCATGCGTCGAAGGCCTTCTTATAGCTGGTGAAAAGCGGCTGATAGATCGCCTTGCCAGCCTTGTCGGCCGCCAGCCGCAATGTCGCCAGCGTGTTCTTGGTGCCAAGCCAGATCGCGGCCGATTCCTCGCTGTCGATCTTCATCGACTTGACGGTATCGACGATGCGCTTGATTGCGGCGCGGTGCTCCTCGGCAGTCTCCGGGGCCTTCTCCTCCTCCCCCTGGGGATCGACGTTCTCTGCCAGCCGACGCTCGGGCCACGGCTTGCCCTCATAGGCGACCGCGCAGAACGTCTCATACGAGATCGGGTTCTGGACGCAATAGCTCCACAACTCCTCGCTGGTAAGCTCCTGCGGAGTCATTTCGCGCGAGCCGATGACGCCAACCATAGCGCCACCGTCGAGGAAGTATGACACCGGCTGCCAGCCGGTGATGTTCGGGCGCCCGTTGGGCTTGCGGCCTTCAACGATCGGCCGGCGGTAATAGCCCTCGTCGCGCTCGTCAGGCAGGAGGAAAGTTTCCACCTTCTCGCCCGCCAGACGCTTTTTCCATTTCTCGAAGCTCATGCCTTCTCCTCTGCCTTCTGCTTGTCGGCGACAATCGCGCAGCTGATGTTGCCAAAGACCTTGGAGGTCTTGTGGTAGATTTCAGTGGCTTCACAACCGGCTTGCACAGCCTCGGGCGGTGCCGTCGTAGCGTCGGGCCACATAGCCATCAGCGCATCAAGAATGGAGGCCGCGCGAAACGCATTGAGGCCGGCGGCCAAGGCGTCGGCAATCATGTTGCCGTCGCTGGTGGAGTAATATTCTTTAAGCGCAGGAGAGGCAAACAGCGCCAGGGCGTGTCCCACCGCAGCAGCGCCGCTTTTGCTGGCGCTCTTGACGATTTGTTCGAGAGCCGCCTTCTGCTCCGGGGTAGCGTTGATGTATTCCTTTGAGGAGCGAATCTTTTCCATCGCAATATCGTAGACCTGTTCTCGCTTCACAGCTTTTCCTTTCCGGTGATCTGGCGGATGCCAAGGGTTTTGAGGGGACGATCGGGCGCGAGCGCCAGATCAACGATTTCGTCGCAGTGGCGCCATGCAACCTCGTAGGCCTCGGTCCATGACGCGCCGAGAGCACGCTCTGCCCGTACCAGCTTGGGCTCGGCGCGCTCCCAGATCGAATAGGCGAAGCGCATTCGCGCATCACTCATAATGAGGCGTCCTCTCGGGATAGTGGTGAGGCGGGTAGCCGCGATGCACCTCGGCGTAGTAGCGGCCGGTGGATGCCATGCTGCTGATCTCGCGGCGGCCGACGTTGGGACCGGTATTGAGCCGGTCCTGCACAAACTCGCACCGCGCTATGGCGTCATCCTCGGAGAGGTGGACCGAGAGAAGCAGGCCGGGCTGGATGTTGTCGAACACCATATCCTGCCGCTCGCCGCAGTCGTACCACCAGCCGCCCTCCTCGGGTCCGCCATAGGCGCGATCGACGAGATAAATGGCAACAGTCCAGAACGGGGAGACCGGCTTTTCGTCCTGCTCGTCGTCGCCGATCTGCTCCTCGATCATGCGATCGGTCACGCCGGGGGGAAGGTTGGAAAGGGTCATTAGAGAACCTCCACCGTCGGCTGACCGACGGGATAGCCCTTGTGCTGCTGGGCCAGCACTTCCCGCAATGCCTTGGCGGCCGAATTACCATCAAAGGCATCTTCCAGCTTGAAGCGCATAGCCGCGGCGTCTCGCAAGATCAGATTGGAGAGCGCCAACGGCGTCTCATCGGAAGCGATGTATCGGACAACACGCTTTTCATCGCGAATGATGTAGCTGTTGCCGCGGGTCGGATGTTCAATTTTGAGCCTATAGATCGACATTAGATCACCCATGGGACGATGATGAAGGTTGCGAAAATGGTGAGAGCGACCGAGCCAAGCCCGATCGCCACCACCGCGAGGTCACTGTCGAGAACGCGATCGACCATCAATCGCGCTCCCTCAAAGCCGCAAGGCGAGCCCGCTTCTGCTCCTCGCGGAAGCGGTCGTATTCGCGCTGGAGCCGATTGCGCTCGCGCTCCTCGGCCACATCGAGGCGCCGGAAGCCGGCGCCCTGCTTGGTGAGCTTGCGGCCCTTCCAAGCCGCGGCCCTGTCCTCTGCGCTGATGCGCAGGAAATCAGGAAGGTCGGGGATCATGCGCCCATCCTCCGCTCTGCCTCGTGGATGGCGTCGATCTCGGCGGAGTCGCGCTGCTGCCGGTGATATTCGGCCAGCACCTTGAGGAGCCACCGGTTGGTGACCGCCTCCTTGTCGATCACCTGCACGCGGCCCTTGCCGGAGCAGTCGGGGCAGGGACGGTCGTAGCGGCCGGAGAAATAATCCTCCTCGAAATCGGGATCATCGCCGCAGGCCTCGGCCCACTCGGAGGCGGTAAAGCCGCCGCCGTCGGGCTCGATGTGGCGCGTGGTGGTCGCGTGCCCGTCGCAGGCCGGGCAAATCTCCCAGCGGACCGGGAAGGTGAAGCGGTGCTCGTCGCGGTCGCCATAGACCACGATCTCGATGGTGTTGCGGGAGGCCATCATGCGAAGGTCTCCTCGATCCAGTCGTTGATCGGAGCGATCACCGGCTCCAGCGAGAGGTTGTAGTCGTTGATGATATCGCGGCCGTTGCCCCAGATCAGGAGCAGCCACAGCGGCTTGCCGTCGGCGCGGTGGATGTAGAGTTCGTCGCGGTCGGTAGAGGCGAGCGCCTTGTAGATGGCCTCCGGGTCGGTCTCCTCGACGAGGCACATTTCCTCGCCGTCCCAGACCGAGATCGGCCCGACGGTGAGCAGTGCCGGGATCAGGCGGCCCATGATGCGCCGCTCGATCAAATCGGCGTGCTCGATCACCGGGACCGGGACCGAAACCCGATAGGTGAAGGAGGGATTGGCGGTGCTGCACTCGCCGGCATAGCCGTCGGCGGCCTGCCGGCAGTTGAAGGCAGCGATCGGTTCAAAGAAGGCCTGGGTCGATTTACACTCGACGACGTAGGGGAGGTTTTCGTGCTGTCCTATTCGCATGGGACTGCTCCATTGCATGGTTTGCGGTGCGTCAAGTTTTTTGCTTGACGAATCTACCTTATGTCCGTATTTCTTGCGTGTCAACGTGAAAAATACGTACACATTGTTTCACGGAACGGAATGTAGAATGACACCTCTGGCAAAATATCTTTTTGATAACTCTTTGACTATAAAAGAGTTTTCAGAAAAATTAAGCGTCGTGCTTGGTGGGAGAAAGGTGTCCGTCAGGACGGTGGAAAACTGGACACAGGGCCGATCCATGCCTCGTAAGGCCATGCTTGAGGCTATCGGTAAGGTTACCGATAAGGCTGTGAGTGCCGACTCTTTTGTCGGAGGGGTAGATTGAGAGAGGAGTGGCGCAAAATCCCATCGTTTCCTCGTTACGAAGCGAGTTCCTTCGGCGCAATCCGAAGCAAATTTCGCGTTCTAAAGCCGTGGCTTAATGACGATGGATACCGCTGCGTTCAGCTTTATGCTGACGGGGGCGTCAGGGTCACCAAGCACGTTCATCATCTTGTCTGCGAGGCTTTTCACGGTCCCAAGCCCGCCTGGGCTCACCACGCCGCTCATCGAAACGGAAGAAAATTAAGCAACCGGCCCGATAATCTTCGCTGGAGCACGGTTGCTCAAAACGCTGCCGACAAGAAGCTCCATGGCACCAGCTACGAAGGCGAAAGGCATCACTTTTCTACCTTCACGGCCTCTCAGATCAAAACGATCAGGGTGCAATATTCAAAGCGTCCGACACCTTCGGAAATCAAGCGTCTCGCCGAGGCCTTTATGGTTCGCCCGGCAACCATCCGTCGCATCATCAACCGTTCTCGCTGGAAGGGCGCTTAATGACCGGAAAGTTCATGTTTGTTCGCAAGTTCGAGAATGGCAAGGAGTATGCCTACTACTACCCGCGCTATTCGGCGCTGGCGCGCTGCCGCAGCTACCTGCGCAAGCCCGGAGCCGCCCTCGTCCCCGCCGGTCACGCCGGCCGCTGGATCGGGGCCGGGGATATCCAGTTCCAGAACCGCACCGTGCAGCACCTCATCAAGCTGGGCTTCGCCGAGTTTATCGACGGCGCCGTCCGCAAGAAGGTCCGCCCCGTATGAGCCAGAACACCTCCTCCGCCGTCATGCAGCAGCGCGCCGACCGCGCGCCGGACGCGCTCGACGACTTTCCTACGCCGCCGTGGGCGACGCGAGCACTCTTTGTGCATGTGCTCCTGCCCCATGTCAGCCTGCCGCCCGGCATCACTTCGATGACGGCTTGGGAGCCGGCCTGCAACCGTGGGCACATGAGCAAGGTGCTGCGCGAGTATTGCGCCAGGGTGACCGAGAGCGACGTTCACGACTACGGCGGCAACTACGTCTGCGACTTCCTGATCCCCGGCACCGAGCCGCCGAGCATTGTGTTCGATGGCGCCAACATCGTGTGCTCCAATCCGCCGTTCGTGCAGGCTCCTCGCTTCATCAAGCGGGCGATGGAAGTCAAAAACAACAAGATCACGGCGATGCTGGTCCGCACCTCATTTTTGGAGGGGACAAAGCGATATCGCGAATTGTTCGGCTCCACTCCGCCGACTTTTGTGGCACAATTCGCCGAGCGAGTCGTCATGCTGAAAGGCGTGCTACGCAATCCAGACAAGCTCTATTGGGACGGCAAGCGCTGGCGCCGCCCTTCGACTGCGACGAGCTATTGCTGGCTCGTATGGGTAAATGGCATCAGTCCGATGCCTACTGTGTTCATCCCCCCGTGCCGCAAAGTATTAACGCGGGAGGGTGACTATCCGGTCAACCCGGATGAGGAAGGTGTGTTCACGCCATTTCAGGAGGGAAACCAATGGCTCGCCGAAGCGAAATCGCCAACGTCAACAACCACCACGGCTCCGATCGACGGTTCGAAAAATTCATAACCATGATCGACCACAAGCCGATCGGAGTCCGTCGCCTGATCTGCGCCACCGAGGGATGTGGGTTTCAGGGAGAGATTATCGACCGCACCAATGACGGATTGCCGAGCGCTGTGGTCAGGTGCAAGTTCGAGCAAAAGGGATGGGATGTGGGCAATAACGAGAAGCACGACTTCTGTCCCCGATGCGTAGATGCGCGCCGAGCCGAGCGCCGCGCCCGCAGATTCAAACCCGTTATTGTCCCCAAAGGAGAGACCGCTCCGATGCCGTCGCCCACTCAAAGCAATGCAGAGGCTCCGCCCGAAATGACGCGCGCCGACAAGCGCCTGATCTTTGCCAAGCTGGAGGAGGTCTACGTTGACGAAACCTCCGGCTATAAGACGCCATGGACGGATGCCGCTGTCGCCAAGGATATGGCTGTCCCCCTTGCTTGGGTGATTGCGATCCGTGAGGAGAATTTCGGCCCGGCCGCTGACAACTCCGAAATCCGCGACATGCTGCTCCGCGTTAAGGCGGCTGCCACCGAGGCAAACACGGTGCTCGCGCAGGCCAAGAGCATCCGCACCGACGGCGCTGCGCTCGTCGATCGCGTCAACAAGCTCTCGCACGAGTGCGTCGAGATCGGCAAGAAGCTCGATGGGCTCCTGATCCTCGCCGATCGCATCGAGCGCGCAACCAAAGCATAGGGGGGAACCATGGGGCTGGAATGTGAAGCAACTACCTTGTGGGGCCTGCTGTCGATCGGCTGCGGGCTCTTTGTGCTGGGTGCGGCGGTTGGCGCCCTGATCGTCGCGGCCTGGAAGTTCGATGGTCCGCGGCCGATCATCGGGCATCCCGAGGACGGTGACCCTTGGCCGAGCAGGGAGCATTACGATGAGCCGTATCGCTGAAATGATGCAGCCGAGCGCGTTTGAGGACTACCCAACCTCGCCCGGCTACAAGGAGACAACCACCTCGAAAGAGGCCGCCAAGGCGATCTCCGGCAGGGCCGAGCATTTGCGCGATCGTGCTCTGGCGCACATCGCTAACAGGCCTTCCACCGCAGACGAGGTGGCCGAGGCCATCGGTGAGACCGTGCTGGCTGTCCGCCCTCGCATCACCGAGTTGAAGCAGCTTGGCAAGATCGAGCGGACCGGCGAGCGTCGCGCCAACGCTTCTGGCCAGAAGGCTCACGTCTACAGGGTGAAGCCATGAGCAGCCCGTGGCAGCGCAGGGTGATCCCCTACCGCTACATCACCATGCACTGCCCGCGCTGTGTGTGGCCGTTCCAGTGTCCCGAGGAGCAGAAAGAATACAGGCTCTATTGCCGCGCCTGTGAGCACAAAGGAGAGGGAGAGCGATGATCGAGACGGAATACAAGGGTTTCAGGCTTACATTTTCGGAAGATTCCGAGTCGTGGTGGTGCCACGATCTTGAGATCGAAAACGACAACAGTCTTAGCCTCAGGGCATTGAAGGCCCGCATCGACAAGATGCTGACCGAGGGCCGCCGTTTGAAGGATTTCAAGGCTCTGATGTTTGACGGCGGCGCCGGCCGTTTCGCACATCGCCCGTCGGTGCAGGAGGTCACGGTCTCGATGCTGTGCGCTCCCGAGCGCGACTACAGCTACCGTGAAAAAATCGTCAAGCGGGCTTGGGTTACCAATTCCAAAGGTGATCGCGTGAAGATCGGTTTGGACAGGTTGAGCCCGCTCTCTGCCAAGGACGCCATGCTCGAATGGTGTAATCTGTGCGTTCTGGCCGACGAAGCGGTGCAGAAGGCTGACGACGCCAAGAATACAATCCCCACCTTCGGCACTGCCGAGGCCGTCATCCGCGCGGCCAAGGAAGCGCAGGTTCAGAAGGCCGAGGCCGAGGCATGAACCAGTCCTTGAGCGCATCAACGGCGATTCGCCGGGCGGCTTCCTTGATCCAGGCCTTCGGCTGGCCGAGGATGGCGCCCATTGATGCGCTCAAGGCGATCGAGAAGAAGATGCCGCCTGCCGATCCGCAGGTTGGATTGATGTGGGCGGTCTGCGTCCGCGTCGCCGTGCGCAGGCGCAAGGCCTACAGCGGGCTCCATCCCATCATCGAAATCCACGTTCAAGACGGTCAGACCGCAGACGGCATCAACGACTACATGGCCGAGTGTGCCGACGAAGCCGAGCACCATCCTCTCAATGGGAACACCGATGCGCCGCCGCAAACCGATCCCCCGCCCATGGGAACATGACTGGAGAAACCCGGACATGCTGACGTTGAGGACGTTCTACAACGCCCTCGATCAGAAGGTGCCCGAGTTCGTATCGAAAGAAGAATCGTCAGCCCTGTCGGCCGACAACTTGAGCATCGGGCTTCCTGGCTGGCGCCAAGACCCGTCGTATTCCTGGGCGCGCAAGGGCGCCCGCAAGAGGAGACTGTAATGGCCCAGATTTCACCCGAGCAGATCGCTGAGTTCCTGCGGTTTGCCGAAACGCGCATATTCGCGCAGGCCGCCGAGGACGCATTTGTATTTGGGACCGGCTTTGCCGGCGGCCCTCGTTACCGGGACGCCTTCTATACCCGCGACACCTCGTCGAGGAGCTTTAGCCCGATCGCCGACGGCAAGCGCACGATCCGCATGAACCGCTACAGCAGCGGCCCCGGCGGAGCCGGCTATGGTGCTCGCGCCATCGATCTTCCTAAGTCGGAATGGAGGTGGCTGTGAGCAATCTCGATCGTCGTCGCCGTGATCGCCGTCGCCGCTCCAGCGGTGGGATGCACCCCGGCTGGGCCTGCTTCATGGCGGCCCATTGGGGAGGGTTTGCACTCGGAATTGGCTTTGTTGCCGTGATTCGCTGGGCTTTCGATCAGATCGACGGCTCGCTGCCGATCGCCGCTTTCGTGATCTGGGTGTTCTTGCTCATTCTGGGAGGTAAGAAGGCCGAACGTTTGAGGGAGGATTGTTCGTGATGTAGTGTGATGACTGTGAGGATATTGGTATTATTGATGTTATAGTGTAGTGCGTTCGTTGGGGATGTCAAGGCAATGTTTACGTCGCCTGCCTGCCCGGTGAGCCCACACTGATCCCCAACCGCTGCTTCGCCTGCGATACCGTCCCGCAGGAGAAGGTGTTCCGTGTGAGGCCGGTATGACGGAGGAGAAACCAATGAATGAGCATCCCGAGCCGCCCCGCTGTGGCAATTGTTTCTATTCCACGATCAGCGGAAGTCATCTGGGATATCTGCTCTGCCGGCGCTACCCGCCGAGCTTCCCGCGGGAGACCGTGGTGAGCGAGGATCGTTTCCCGCACGTCGCCCCCACCAACGTCTGTGGTGAGTTTGCCAGCCCGCCTGTCCTGCTGGGAGGTCGCCGATGATCGACCGTCAAAGCAACCGTGTCCTCATCGAGTGCGATAGCTGCGACGAGGTTTTCGAGGGGGAGGAGGGAATCGAGTTCATCGGGGTCTGGGCGCAGGCCAAGCGCGAAGGCTGGAAAACCCGTCAGATCGCCGACCAATGGCTCCACGGCTGCCCGAAGTGCGGGGTGCCGACGTGACCGTTTCCGTCCGCCCCGGCCGCTACACCTCCGCCATATGCCAGTTGCCGGACGGCACGAGGTATCAGACCCCCTGGTGCCCCTCCCGCTGGCAACTCATCGACTTCATCAGGCACAAGGCCATGAAAAACGAGGGGATGAAGGTGCTGTACCTCGTCAACGCCACGCTGCCGGAGAGCAAACCATGATTTTGCTCCGCGTCCCGACGCCTGAAAACCTCATGGAGGCCAAAGATGCCCACATGCAGCTTGCCACCGCCCTTGAACGGCTCCCGGCCCGCGAGGAGCGCGTCATCCGCCTCGTCTACGGCATAGGCTGCAATCCCCAAACCCTCGCCATGATAGCCGAAAGGTTCAATGTCAGCCCTCACAGGGTCAGCCAACTCCACCACCGGGCGCTCCGAAGAATGAGGGAGGCGCAGTACAACAACCTCCTCACCCGCATCATCAAGCCGCTGCCGAGGCCAAGCGAAATGAGGGCGATAAGCCCGTGGATAACCACCTGAGACGCCTGCGACGAAACGATTCTTCGCCGCTGGCGTGAGACAATCCACGGCCTCTCCCGCTGATTCCTGCGGGAAAATGGCCTGAGACGCCAACTGAGACGACACCGTGAGACGGTGAAACAAGGGAGAGACGACAATGACCATCCATACCGCCGCCGACGCGATCAAGTACCTCCAGCGCGTGGCCCCCGACATGCCCGTGTTTGTGCTGCTGGGGCAGGACAAGCTGGCGCCGCTGCTGGTCGAGTCCTGGGCGCACTCGCTCGTGGTCAACGTGGGGAACCGCAGCGACCACCTCCAGAAGAAGATCGACGACGCCAAGGAGACGGCGAGAGCCATGGTGGGCTGGCCCGACCGCAAGCTGCCGGATTGAGGAGGCTGCCATGGCCGTGAAGCCCTGCCTCGTGTACGTCGCTGGCCCGCGGGGACCGGAGCCCCAAATCTGGCACGATCCGCTGGTCACCGAGGCCGGTAAGCTCGCCGTGAAGCCTGTGGGCATCGAGATCGTGGCCGGGCCGGTCCAGTTGAAAGACAACCGGAATTGGACTGTCGGCCTCGCCGAGGCCAGCACTGGGAGCGCTTGATGAAGATCACCGTCAATGGCGACGAGTTTGTCTGGAGCCTTCCGACGATCGGCTACAGCCAGATCGTTGGGCTGGCCTATCCCGGCCGCACCAAACCACCCCTCATGTCGATCACCTATAGTTGGCGCGGTGACGGAGACGTTTGCCGTGGCGGCATAATTGCCCCCAACGACCCCCCGATTGCACCTGCCGACGGCATGATCTTTGGCTGCTATCACACCGGAAACGCCTGAAAGGAGACTAAAATGCTGCCTCATGACGTTCTGCGCACCGCCGCGAGCACGATCCGCGCTGGCGGGCTGTCGCAGGGGTGCCACGCCCGAGACGCCCAGGACAGGGAGGTCGAGCTTTTCGCGACCGGCTCCGGCGAGACCGGCAAGGCCTCGATCAACCCGAACGCGGTCAAGTTCTCGATCTATGGCGCCGTCGCTGCGGCCTGCTCGCGCAACGCCTGCAACCCGTCGGCCATCTGGCCCGTGCTGGCGACCGAGGCCGCCAAGGTGATGGCCGGCAAGGCGGCTGTCGGCGGGTCCAATCATCTGCACCCGCTGATCCTGCTGTCCGAGCACATGGACACCACGACCGAGAGCGCCGCGGCGTTCTTGGAGACCTTGGCGGACACCATAAAGCCTGCCGATAAGGTGGCTGGTGAGGTGGCGTGATGGAGGATGATAAGCGCTCTGTTGCCCTCAATCCTTACCTGACCCAACCCAAGCCGGCGGAGACCAAGCCCATCACCGACGAGCAGTTCCGCGAGCGCCTGCGCTGGCTGTCAACGGCCGAGAAGGGCACCTTTCCGCCCGACTGGCTGCCGATCGACGGCTGGGACGTGGCGATCAGGGAGATCGCGGCCAAGGCCATGTCCGAGATCGAGAGCCTTGAAGCGCTGTTCGAGCTTCGCCGCAGCGCGGATCACCGTGCCATCGCCATCTGGCGCCGTGCCCTGCCCGATCGCGAGTTGCGGCTGCCGGATCACGCCGACCTGTGCGTCTGGCTCCTGAACAAGCTGGAGCCGCAGTGGATGCCGATCGCCGAGGCGCCCGTGCCGTCGCGCGAGGTGCTGAAATTCGCCCGCTGGCACTGCCTGCTCCAGAACAAGCGCGGGAGCGTCGTGCTTGGCTGGGCTGCCTATGCCCGCAAACCCGGCTCCAGGGTCATTGCCTACCGTGTCCAGTGGTACGACGGCGCCGGCAAGGTGTTCGAGCCGATCTACTGGATGCCGGCGCCGCTGCCGCGCATGGACACCGAGGAGAAGCCCTGATGCCCGTTATTCATGTGATCTACGACCCGCGCGATTCCGTCCATGCCCGGCCGGAGGACTTGAAGCGGATCGGGGCTGCGGCGATTTCCATGCGGCTCAACGGCCCGATCGACAAGAGGCGGTCAGCCTCGATCGTCGCCGAGTTGCTCAAGACGCTGGTCGCCCAGATCGTCGAGGATGAGGAGGGGAAAGGGAAATGACCGAGGTGCTCGCTCTGCTGATCGGCCTGGGGCTGGTCTACGTTCTGCCGGTGGCCGTCATCATCGCCCCCGGCTTCATCCGCACCTATTGGGAGTTCTCGCGAGGCCTGCGCGCCCGCCGCAAGGGCTACCTGATCCCGATCGCGGCCGCTCTTGCCGTGCTGGGGCCGCGATGAGTGTCTTTACGTTCCCCTACCTGCGCATCGCGAAGCGCTTTGGCATCGACTACGGAGCGGTGATCCGCGCCGCTGACGACGCCGCTGAGCGGTGGATCACCGCTGAATAACCCTGTTGATACCCTGTGGAGAGACCTTACCCATGGCCTTGAAGGATAGACTGAAAGCGGCGGTTGCCGCTCTGATGAGCGAGCCGGCTGTGAAGTCGGTCAACGTCGCGCCGCTGCCGAATGGCCTCAACATCGAGACCCAGGTCGGAGACGTGATGCGCGCGACGACCATCCCGGTCGATAGTCCGCAGGGGCAGGCGCTTCTGGCCGCCATGGCCACGAAAGACCCGCGCGCAGTCGGTCATGTGCTCTCCGGCATGGGCATTATGTCGAGCGCGCCGCCGGCCGACACCAGACAGGCCCAAGCACTTGAGGCCTTCGGCCACGACGGCGCAGGCAACTACGTCAGTTGGGAGGCGTGGTGCGCCGATCGCGAGGCGCTCGAAACCAACCTGCCCGGTTGGACCGCCTGCCGCTTCTATCACCTCGTCGGCCCCGACCGCGGCGTTGGCGTCTTTGGCGCCGTCAAAGACCCCTTCGGCATCTGGGTCCAGCCCTACTACATCTGCGGCGACGAGGAGGAGACCATGCTGCCGGCGCTCACGCACCTCAAAAGCGGGCTCGCGCTCGCCTGCTTCGAGAGCTTCGCCACCGCACTCAAGGGCGTCGAGGCGCTCGAAAAGCTCGATTGGAGCGTGATGCCGCAGGCCTTGTTGGCCAAGGAAGATCGCGAGGCGTGGCGCGAGCGCAGCAATTTGGTTAAAAAGATGCTGGCCTTCCATGGCATCACGGCGGAGTTCTCCCGCCATGCCTACGATATGAGAGACCTGAGCGATTCGGTGATCCCGATCTATTGCCTGGGGGAGAAAGGGCCTGCCGCCGGCAAGCCGAGCAAAAGGGAGTTGTCGTGATGGAAAGAATGCCGAAGCCGATCGCCTATCTGGAAGGTGACCATTGGTTTAGCTGGGACCGCACTGGCCGCCCGCAGTATGTTGCGGCCATCAAAGTTCTCCAACGGGATGATCTTCGACAACATCCGCGGCTGGATGCCTGGGTCTGACTACAGTCCGGCGGAGAGTGTTCATACCACCATCAGCCTCGCCCGCTTCAATATACT